TTCCATCACTATCTTCACAATAAATTCTATTATTATTAGAATCATATTCCTTTTTTACCCAAAATCCATCACTATTTTCCCAATAAATTCTATTATTATTAGAATCATATTCGCTTTTTACCAAATCTCCATTACTATTTTCCCAATAAATTTTATTATTATTAGAATCAAATTCGCTTTTTACCCAAAATCCATTACTATTTTCATAATAAATTTCATTATTATTAGAATCATATTCTTTTTTTACCCAAAATCCATCACTATTTTCCCAATAAATTTCATTATTATTAGAATCAAATTCGCTTTTTACCCAACAATCTCCATTACTACTTTCCCAATAAATTTCATTTCCGTTTTTATCAAATAGTTCCTTCGGAAATTCTTGATTTTTAAGTAATTTTTTTAAAGTCATCTTCATTTTATTTATTCTTTTTCTTTGATTATTTCTACATTATATCCAATTAATTCACATATTTCTTTATGAGTTAATCTTTTTGTTTCTTTAGGTATGTTATCATATATAGTACCATTACTATTTTCACAATAAATTTCATTATTATTAGAATCAAATTCTTTTATATAAAAGAATCCATTACTATTTTCATAATAAATTCTATTGTTATTAGAATCATATAGCACTATAGGATTATGAATTACAGTATCAATATGTAATTTTTTAAGTATCATTTTTTAGGTCTTTTACCTCGTATAATTCCATTACTATCTTCATAATAAATTCTATTGTTATTAGAATCAAATTCTCTTTTTACCCAAAATCCATCACTATCTTCACAATAAAGTTCATTGTTATTAGAATCAAACTCTCTTTTTATCCAATCTCCATTACTATTTTCAAAATAAATACAATTATCATTAGAATCAAATTCTTTTATATAAAATAATCCATTACTATTTTCCCAATAAATTTCATTATTATTAGAATCAAACTCTCTTTTTACCCAACAATCTCCATTACTATCTTCCCAATAAATACAATTATCATTAGAATCAAATTCCTTTTTTACCCAAAATCCATCACTATTTTCCCAATAAATTATATTATTATTAGAATCAAATTCTCTTTTTACCCAACAATCTCCATTAATATTTTCCCAATAAATTTGATTTCTGTTTTTATCAAATAGTTCCTTCGGAAATTCTTGATTTTTAAGTAATTTTTTTAAAGTCATCTTCATTTTATTTATTCTTTTTCTTTGATTATTTCTACATTATATCCAATTAATTCACATATTTCTTTATGAGTTAATCTTTTTGTTTCTTTAGGTCTTTTACCTCGTATAATTCCATCACTATTTTCATAATAAATTTCAAGACTGTTAGAATCATATTCTCTTTTTGACCAATCTCCATCACTATCTTCATAATAAATTAGATTGTTATTAGAATCATATTCTCTTTTTACCCAAATTCCATTACTATTTTCAAAATAAATTTCATCATTATTAGAATCATATTCGCTTTTTACCCAAAATCCATTACTATTTTCCCAATAAATTTGATTTCTGTTTTTATCAAATAGTTTCTTCGGAAATTCTTGATTTTTAAGTAATTTTTTTAAAGTCATTTTCATTCTTATCATCTTCATTCTTATTCCTCATTTAAATTTAAACGTCTCTCAAATTCATCAGTATCAAAAATATTATCCAAATCTATAAAATAGACATACGTTGTATCTTGTCCTTGAATGTATATAATAGGTTCAAGTTGTGATTTAACTATATTGATATACTTTGTTCTCGTATACGTATAACCACTAAGCCAACCCATACTATACATGAGCATACAAAGTAATATAACTCCAAGTCATGTACAGTTAAATTTATTCATTTTTTATTTACTTCTTTAATTTTAAGTATTTTTTATTGTTCTGTGTATTTTTCTTCTGAAACTTAACTTCGTGTTGTTTAGTTGGTTCATACATAACTTCACTATCATACATACGAGTTACTCTAAAGAAACCATCATCTTTTAAATTAAACTCATCACATACTACTTTAGCACTATCAAAGTTATCATCTGTAGCTACACGTCGCCACATAGTAATTGTTCTACCTAATACAAATTTTAAACTTCTTGGGTGTTCTGTTCGTTCAACAAAAAACATATATTTTCTATCTCTAATTAATAATATACAAACTTACGAAAAAGAAATTACATTTCCAAATTTATTTTTTTGATATTGCAATTCATAATATCAGATTTGACTGGTTGCCAAAACTCTTCTATACCATCAAATGTATATACGTTATATTGTGAGAATCGTGATGAATCTTTATCTACTAATCTACGTTCTCCGTGATATAGTGATGGTGACATTATCAATGCTGAAATTCTGTTGGTTTTAAATGGTTTTACCATTAAAGAATTAAATCTACTAATATCCATTATATATTTGTTATATAATCTCATTCTTTCGATACTATCTTCCATATAAGGAATTGCAAAATCTTCAAATGTATATTTATTCAAAAGATGTGATTTAGGTGAAAACTTAACAGTTCCATTACTTAAATCTGTATCTTCTAATGCTATAAATACTTTACATATATGATTTGTTGATGTAGTGTTCAAATGTAATAATTGATTGTGTATCGCTTTAGTTTCACCTAAAAACGTATTCATAGTATGAAATGGTTTAGGTTTCTTAGCGAATAAATACTCTATTGTATTTAATATAGTTGTATTATACAATAATTCTTCTGATAAAGAATTAGTCTTAAAATAATCATAAACTGTATTTTTATAACCATATGAATAATATGGAGATTCTAAGTTTACATCACCAGTTATTATTGACTTTTGTAATTGAGATTCAAATTCATCAATGAATAATTGATCTATATCCAAATCAATTTTTAGAAATCCAAATCTATGAAAAAATAATATATCTTTTAAATGGTTCTTATCAAATTCATTTCTAATAGGATATAGATACATTGGTAGATTTGGCATTTCCGACATAGGCAATGGGAAATCTATCATATAGAGTTATAAAGGTTATTCTGTTTAACTTGTTTATCTAAATCTTTAATATGTATAAGTTCATAACCAGAATCGCTTGGTAATTTTGAATATTTATCAAATCCAACTATAGTTTCGTGAACTGCACCTTGCCATTTAATTTTATCTGTATTCTTATATAATCTAGCTTGGTAATCTGGATAATTTATATATCCATTCAAATCTATCTGCCATCTCATTTTTTTAATATAATCTTCTGTTATACCATTAACTATATTAATTCTTGGTAAATAGAATAAATCTATATCTGAGTATTGAGTTAAAAAATCCTTTATAATATCAGGAAAATACTCATTTATATATTCATCTGAATCTATATTAAATATATAATCACCAGAACATTTAGAATTTAAAAAATTCTTTTGGTGTGCAAAATCTCTATTTAAAGGATTTTCATATACTTTGATTTGATCTGATGTTGATGTATATTCAAAACATAAATCTATAATATCACGTGTAGTATTACCTTGATCTTGTACTATGACTATTTCATCATTAGATTGTATAGATTTTAATAATAAATCAACTAAAAACTTAAATTCTTTATATTCATTACATACTAAAATTGCGTATGATATTTTCATATTATTTCTTTTTCTTTATATTTTTCATTTTATCAGAATATAGGAAATCTGACTGTTTCTTTATATAATCTCTATCATCTTGGTATTGTTCCATCATACTATTAATTGTATCATCATCCGTTCTACCAGAACGCATAGAGTTTATTATTTCGTCCTTTAATTCCATAGAAGTCTTCATTCTATGTGTTATATCGGCTTTAACATATTCTTCTTTTGTTTCTGGAATACCATTATAATCAATACCTTTAAATTTATGAGCTTGTAAATAATCTCTCTGTGCTTGGCTCATCTCTACATATTGATCTATAGTTATAGTATTTGGATTACCTGGATCAACACCCAATCCATATAAAAATCTATATTGTATTTCTTCTGGAAAATTATAATCTATCAATTGATAATAATTAAAATTCTTTATTATCATCCGTCTATATGCTTTAGGCTTCTTATCAGTAACATATTCACGTATAACACCATCATAATAACGTCTAGATGATAAATCCATTTTTAATTTTGGTATATCAAGTATAGTGTGCTTCTGCTCATAATATATATATTTCAATCCATATTTGTCTGCTATATCATCAAATGAACTTACATCAAATGCGTCTAAATTTAATGCATGGACATAACCATCATAATTCTTATTAAGAACTAATAATAAATATTCATGTGGTTGATCTAAACCCTTACGTTGATATTCTTTGCTTGATGGGGTATAGTTACCAATGATAACCATACCTTTTTCAAGTCTATTATGAACTATAGGAGTTTTACGTAAAATCCTATCACGATGTTGTAAGTTTTTAAAATGTCGTATATCTTTATATGACTTAGCCATTAGACTTTACTTTATTTAATTTAGGTAATTCTATCTTTTTCAATTTAGGTAATTCCATCTTAACTTCAGTTGGTATATCAGGAATATATCTATCTAATATCTGCTCAAACTTCACTTGCATTTTATCCAATGAGAAGTTATTTCTAATTGCATTCATACCAGATTTGGCGTTTTTAGATAATTTAAGTTCATTAGTATGTTTATAATGCAAAAACATAACTTGCTTAAAATGTTCATAATCAGGTTCAAACCAATGTGATTCTGGTATTAATACATCTTCCCAAACAGCAGATTGGTGTATTTTCTCTAATTTACCAGGTAACATATGATGGTCTTTTTTATTTAGAAAATCTAAATGTCCAGACCAACCACTTGCAATTACAGGTTTACCTATAGATGCAAATTCCAACATAGGTCTACCATAACCCTCACCCCTAGTTAGATTTACCATTGCTGATACTTTCTTGTGATTATACAATGAAACCATTTCTTTTTTGCTTAATTCACCATGTAATAAGTAAATATTTGGAATTTTACTTTTATCGGTAAATATAGATTGAATCTTGTTGATTTTTTCAACTACCATATCTCTATCTGTTATAGATAATGTTCCAACTGATGTTTTCAATATTAATGCTGGTTTAGCTCCTTCAGTATTATAGAATGTTTCTATAAATGATTTTACTAACATACCAGTATTCTTGCGATCTTGACCTAAATCACCATTTAACCAATGACCAACATATAAATATGCAAACTCTTCATCTATATTGTCTAATATATTAGCTATACTTGGTTCTACAGGAGTCTTCTTATTAATTAATTTAGTATCAACACCCTCAAATAAAACCTCACATGGTCTCATAAGTTCAAGTTGACCAGTTCGATTACCATTATTATCTTTAATTTCATATTTAGAAACTTCAAATACATCTTTGCTATGTTTAGATGGAACTATAACTAAATCCATTTGATTACAACCCTCAATCCACTTAGCAGATGATAGGTTTGTTTCTATTCCAGCTGTAATACCAATATTGTATTTTCCTAACCTTTTAAATAATGATGGAACTGTAACCTGCATAAATATATCAGGTGCTTCAGTAACTTTAACTGCTATTCTATCAATAATACTTATATCATCAGGATCATTAGTATCTAATGCACCCATAGGAGTTGAACCCCAACGTGTAGGTAATATTGTAATATCATATTTGTCCATATTAATCAATGATACTGCTAAATCACGTGCGTGATGTCCGTATCCTGATAGGGTATCGACTGGCCCTTCAAAATATAATTTTAATTTTGACATTTATAATTCCTTTAAGAAGTTTTCTGGTATTTCTTTTTTATCACTAAATTTTCTAACTTTATCTATTTCGGCAACTACATTATCATCCGAATCTGTTATAATCCACATAATAGTATTTTTTCCAAACTCTAACTCATATTGTAAATCAACTATTTCAAACTCGTAACGTATAGTTCCGTATGTAGTTGGGATTATATTATGAACTGATATATTATTATATACTTCTTCTGGAAATAACTCTATAAAATTAACTAAACAATTTATAGATTCTATACATGGTGCAGGAGAACCCATACAATCAAAGTTATAATGTAATTCTTTAATTCTATAAACCTTCTTAATAAGTTTATTCTTCTCTATCTTATTTTGATTGATCATATACAATTTTAGATGATTTGTTTTTAAATTGATCTATTTTAACATTCTCAAATGAAAACGTATCTACATCAGCCATATAGCCAACGAAGTCAGAATGTAATGTATCTATACATTTAATCATTCTGTTACACATATTCTTAGAAGTCATACCAGTTCTAACATCTAAACAATATTCTCTGGCTAATCGACCACGTCTATCACGTTCTTCTTTACCCATATCATATACTTTCTTTAGTGCATCAGCTACATCATTAGTAGAACAATAATCTTCGTATATATATGGTGTTGGTGGTGATCCAACCATAGTTCTTATTTTTGGATATACTGGTAATACCCACTCACCATGTGTAGTATATTTACCATCAGCATTAGTCATCCAATCAGAGTTATAGTAACTTTCGTCAATTAACACGTCGTTTTCATCTCTAAAGCCCATTTGATCTTGTAGCCCACCAGTAACATTTCCAATTATCATAGTACCAGCCATCATAGACTCGTGACTACTCAAACCCCAACCCTCAGCAAATGATATATTTAATGTTACATCTGATATATTATATAATCGGTTCATAGTTTTAGTATCTACTTTCTTAGGTGAAAATGCAACTTTATAATCAGGACATAATGCCTCAATTACAGCTGGTAGATCAGTACCATTATTATCAATTGGATCTGTATGTAATATCAATACACATTTATCAGCTTTATCTTTTGGTAACATATCACAGAACATCTTATAAGCTAATATAACATCGGATGGTCTTTTTCTTCTTATATTTCTATTAGACCAAAACACAGTAAATTCAGCATTTGTTCGTTGTATATGGTCATTCTTAAACTTTAAAAATTCTTCATCATCTTCCTCAATAGGAAAATAATAATCTTCATTTATACCATGTGGTATATAGGATAAATACCTATTATAATCTATCATCGTTAACCTTATTATTTATGATCTATTGTTCTAAATTGCTCATCTCTAAGTACATCTTGATTTAAGGCATATGTTTGTTTTGATATACCAATTAATAAATCACATGACTTATACGCACTTTTATTCCACATTGGAGATGGTGAATCATCCCAAATATTATAATATATTAATGGGATACCTTTTGATCTTATCTCATGTTCCATCATATATAACCAACCCCATTGTCTAGGATCCGTAAAGTGAAATATCATATCTGGTTTCTCATATGTCATAACTTCTAATAGAATATCTCTATTGCCATATCCATTATTACAATATATATTAAAATATGAATCTTCAACTCCTGTTTCCTTTTCAATAGAATCACTAAGTAATATTTTTTTACCTTTCTCTGGGTGATTTAACCCAGCTCCAATCTGTGACCAATTATAACGATGAATAGTTCCTAAAACTATCTCTTTACTTTGAGTTGCAACACCACTAAAATACCTAACATCATCAGATAATAATAATATCTTCTTACGCTTATCAGGTGCTAATACTTCGGTTCCATTTCTATCATCACCAACTTTAAATCTTATATGATCCTTGTTGGTTGGTTGTATAGGCTTTAACTTTGGTAATTCTACCATTAGTTACCTCTTGATTTTCTTGTAGTTGTTTTAGAAGTCTTTTTAGATTCAGATTTGATAGTTTCTTCGGTTTTCAAATCTAATTCATCTTGAATACCTTGTTCGATTTCTTCTTCTAATTCAGCTTGGATGTATTCTTCCAATGAATCAGTTGTAATAGTAGCTTCCTCTTGAATAGGAGTTTCAACTTTAACTTCTTCTACTATCTCTATCGTTTCTGGTTCAACTCTTACTGGTGGAGTTGATTTTATAGCTCTATGTGCCATGCTCAGTTTCCTGTTTAAATTAAAAAATTCAAAGATAAATATAAACTAATTTTACAAGAATTAACTTCGGTTGGTTTTTGTGCAATATTCATCTGTATTATAAGGACAATAATTGCAATTAAAATTATTACGTCCAGTTTTTTTATCGAATGTCTTATCATATAAATAACTTCCATTACCGTCGAATCCACCTTCCAAGAAATCAGTTATTATCTTTTTAGATTTATTGATTGTTACATTTCCATGTGGAACATCAACCTTTTGTATATAACTAACTTTAACTGGAAAATCAACTGTCTCTGGATCTAATACCTTTCGTTTCAAAACATAAAAAACTGTTTTTATTTGTTCTAATGGTATATTCATTATATGAGAAAAGAATGTTCTATATAATATTAATTGGGTTCTAATCACATCATCTTTCTTTTTATAGTCATTCCAAGATTTAGTAGCTGTCTTTAAATCTATTATTAGATATTCTTTTGTTTTCTTATCTTGTAGGACAATATCTAGTTTTTGTAATATAGCAACACCATAATCCTCTAATAGAGTATATATTGGAAATTCTATAGCAAATAACTTATATGTTTTTGTAGAAAAATACTTTAGTCTATTGGTTTTTAACCAATCTAATATTCTCACACCATCATTATAGAATTCAGCCATATCATCACGTGATATATCCATATCAACTTTTTCATTAATATCATTCTCTTGATATATCTCAACCATATAATGATGTAATAACTCGTTAAGATTTATAGCATCAGCTTCTTTAACCGATACATTAAATATATAATGTAAATACATCTGTATTGTCTGGTGCATTGCAGTACCAAATAACAGATGTATATTATATTTATCTATTCTATTCTTATCAATATATCTAAGTTTCCATTTATTAGGACAAGCAGTATACATCTGTATCTGACTGAATGATATTAATGGTGTGTCCTTTAGAAGTATTGGTTCTGGTTTATATGTTATATCATCGAACTTTGGTAGTGTTTTTATAAAACTCATATGCTAAATCAAATGTTTTAAATTGTTTAAATTTAATAATAATATCTCGGTCGTATATATCAATTACCCACATCTTAGTTGATGATGAGTATATAGGGAATTTGTATCTTATTCGTCTATCCATTCTTTAACCAATTGTTTAGCTTTTGTTTCTAATCCTATATAATCACTATCGTTAAGTATGATATGGTCAAATTCAGAGTAACTTCTATCTAAATCCACTTCTGATTGGTGTTGGTCATCTGGTATAGAATAACCTTCATAACTAGCATCAATACGTACTACGATACCACCTAATCTCTTAATTGCATCAAGCTCACCCTTAAATCTAACATCAGTTATTATCCAATTACTATGATCATTATAAGTTGACATTAAAGATTTAATCCAAATATCATTATCGAAGTTATCTCTCAAACTTTCAGTTCCTAATATCTGTAACATTTGACGAACACTCATACCCCAATCTTCTAAGTAATAAGGTTTGTAGTTATCATCAAAAAAATAATATTCTGGTAATCCAGTTATAATACCACATATTCGTTTTAAATTATTAGCAAATGATTTAGTTTCATACTTTTCATATAAACTACGCTGTAGTATTTTAGCAAACGTATCCTTTCCAGATCGTTTCTTACCTGATATACCTATTAATTTGTTCATATAGTTCCTATTTTTTTAATTATTTTTTTATATTCTTTATTATCTAAATTTGATTCCGATATAATATGAATTAACTCGTCTTTTCCATCCTGTATATCAATTAACATATTATAATATGAAAGTGCAATTCTACCATTACAATTATAATAATTCATTATAGATTTTATTATAATATCAATATCTTTATCAGATTTGGTATTAGATTTTATAAGTTTATTATATCCTAATTTACGTGGTAATACAAGTTGCATTAGTTTATACTGTTGTTCTGTATCAAGATATAGATTAGATACTATCTGTAGTGTATTGATAGTATCTAAATATTCAATATCCATTGATATTAATCTATTAACAATATAAAATGGAAACGTAGCCATTTCATGACTATCTATATCATCAAAGTTAGTTTTATAAGTTGTTAGATGTTTTATCGCTGTGTTTATATCCATATTACAGTTTAGGCATTAACTCTTCAAGTATTTCACCACATTTAGAGCAACAGAATACATCTATTGGGATGAACTGATCTGTTGGTTGTCCTGTTAATATAGCGGACGCTCTACGTATAATCATTTTAGTTTCAAATACATCATAATCACATGATTTACAATGTACTTCTGTTGTCTTAGTTATATCTAATCTTGGTTGTTGCATTTGCTGATTGTTAGCTCCTACTAAATCCATATTATCCTTTTGTTAAAATTGATGAGAACATACTCATTATATTTATTTCTTTATCTAAAGAGAAATAATCTTGATATTGATATTGACCTATCAATATTATATTTGACATCATATCACCTGGTAGTGATTCGATGTTAGTTGATATATATTTGTATATATCATTAAAATTAGTTATTCTTTCGTCAGCTATAAATTGACGAATAGATTTTATTTTTTCAGTATTAGACTTTGTAGACTTCATAATTGTTAATAATATATTAAGTTCATCTTTAGTCTTTTTATTCTTATTATTAAGTTTATATTCTCCAGATATACATTTACTCTGTAACTCATTATACATAGATCTCATATCTGGATATGAATTATTAATTATATCAACTATACCATTAATTATATCTGGATTTTCAGAATCGTATTTTATTGATTCATTATCCATAACATACATTAATCTAGCCATTATATCTTCTTTTGGAGTATCAACAATATCATATAATTTACATCTTGATTTTATAGATGGTAATATTCTATCCGAATAATTACAAGTTAATAAAAATCTAGAACTATCACTATATGTTTCTATTATATAGTTTAATGATTCTTGTTGTTTAATTGGTACTCTATGAAACTCTTCAAGTAATATTATTTTTAAGTCTTTCTCTGGAACAGATTGACAGAAAGGTAATATTTGGTTTCTTATAGCATCCATATTCATACTTTCATTTGTACTAATAATTAAACTTTCGGCATCCAACTCATTTATTAACATTTTTGCTAATGCGGTCTTACCGATACCAGGTGTACCACATAATAACATATGTGGTATATCCTTGTGTTCAATCATATCACTTATATCTTGCTTGAAGTCATCAGAACAAACATAATCATTTATTGTGCGTGGTCTATACTTTTCAGCCCATATTTTTGTGTTATCTCTAAATATCATTTATCTTCTAATATAATTGGTGTATATAAAGTTCTACCACGTTTACTATCAATAACAAATAGATTTTGTGATGGTGGTTCATACTCAGCCTTGATACTTACTGCGTATGGGTTATACCCTATCAAACAACCATTTAATATAAATCCCTTACCAATTAATGATTGGTGGAAGTGACCGAATACATCTAAATCGGCTCTAATAGATCTATTCCAAGCTGCAATAGCTTTGTTAATTGGAATAGTTGGTCCACCAACACCACCACCATATCTCATAAAGTGTCCATGATGAAAACGTGTTATAGTTCCATATATATCTAATATAGTATGATAACTTCGTTGTGCGTGGAATGTAACCATCTTATTAGATTTATAATGTTGTTCTAATACATAATACATATATTGTTCTAATGAATGCCCCAATTCAGTTGATATTCTTTGTTGTTTAGTCATTCTACCATGATTACCAGTAGAAGATACAATCTCAATAGGCAATCCAGTATTAGCAAGTATATAGTCTATAGCACCTGCAATTCTATTTTGTACTTCTATTATAGCTTCGGTTGGCATTAATGAATTTGATTCCATTAAATCATCATGAATATCACCAGTTATAAAGTCACCACCTAAATGGATAATTATTTTTTTGGTTTTATAAGGAACCTTAATCATATCAACCATTCTACCTGTATCATGCATAAGACAATTAATACGTTTCTCTGCTATACCAAGATTAAACTCATTTAATCCATTTACAGAATGATAATGTACTGTTTCTTCTATGTGCCAATCAGACCATTGCAATACAATTGCTGATTCACTACCCTTTATAATATTAGGAGTTGATTTGATTATTTTAGGTGTAAAGTTGTTAGATAGAGTATCTACCATTTTAGATTCAACTTTTAATTCTTCAATTTCACTTAATGCACGTTTATACTTTTCATTTAATAGTTTATTCTCTCTATCTTTATTTCTAAGTTTTATATCTACACCAGTATCAATTACAACCGTAGTGTTATCTTGTATACCTTCATCGATTTCATAATCGTTAAATATATCATCTAACTCTAACTCTGAATCATCAATATCAATGATCTTGTTATTAATACACCAATTCTTAACTACTGTATAGGAAAGCCCATATTTAGTAGCTACTGATTGTATATCATTTGACTGTTGAGCTTCAGATATAACTTTGTTTTTAAATTTATCGGAATAATCACTAACTAGTTTGGGTCTATCTAAAAAACCCAAATCACATCTGGTTTCCCAATTTGGTATTGTGTGATCACCACCAATACCATATTTCTGTTTTAGTTCTTTATAACTTGCACCTGCACGTCTTTCAGCAACTATCCGTTTCTTAGCTTTATTAGAATATTTCTTAGCCATTAAAATGCCTTTTGTTTATTTATTAATTTTTAAAGGTGTCAATACATATTTTGCGTGTATATCAGAGTTTTCAAAATCAAAGAATAATGCTGACATAGGAATATCATTTGATTGTGTTGCAATTGCATAATCTAAAATTACATCATCTGTTATTGATTTTCCCTGTTCCAATATCTTTAATAGATATATAGGGTCATAAACATCAACATGATTATTCTTCTTTGGTACATTTGTATCTATAAATTCACAATCTAATCTCAACTCTACATTACCAGATAGATTTTCACCTTCAAATTTCAGAATATTATATTCATCTCCATCTGAATTTGCAATTCTAACCGAAGTTGGCTTGAATATAGATATTAATTTAGAGTATGAATTAATAAAGTCATTGTTTAAATGACATGTTAATGTTGGAACTGGAATATTAACAATATCTCTAACGTCTTCATATTCTGAATTGCATCTAAATGATATTTTTCTTTTTGTGTCATTAGCATGTAAATATAATGGAATCCCATTATGATTGCCTTCAACCTTAAAGTTTATATCATCTTCCATTATAGATAGAGTTTTCTTCAATTCATCTGCATTTTTTAAAATAACACCACCAGTCTCACCATTTATAAATGGATGTTTGAATATAGTTGTAGTTTTAAACTGTGTATGTGTTGGTGGTTGCATAGTAACTTTAACTCTGCTATCATCGTAATTCAACTTAAATGATAAATGTTGTTCATTTATCTTACCTAATAAAAAGGTATCTATGTATTTGACAAATACATCTCTCTTAACTGACATCATCCCTCCAAGGGTTAATAAAAATTTGATAAATTATATTCTTCTTCTTTTCTTTTTCTGTTTTCTTTATTACGTCAATTTCTTTTGGTTCAACTTTCTTATTTACAAATAACTCATGTTTGGATATTCTATCTTTGGTAGTATTAAAAGATTTTTCTTCTAATTCTATACCAATAAAATTTCTATTTAGATTAGCACATACTATACCAGTTGTACCAATACCATAAGGTGGGTCGGTAACTACTGCATCAACTGAATTATCATTTAAAACCTTTAAAACTTTAAGACTATCGCCTTGTAACAATGTGTGTGTATTACTCATTAATTTCCATTATTACCTATATTATATTACAAACTTACGAAAAAGAAATTACATTACCAAATTTTAATAAAAATCATTACAATTTACATTATCAGTTGGTAATCTCCAATTAGCCGTATCATATATAGCTGATAGCTTATTACTTAACTCACTATCGTATATCTTCTCTATATTAATATATGTTTTTATAAACTCCATAATCTTAGGGTATGGTGTCTCCATAGGATAACCAATAATACTAAGGTTAAATGGATTATGTTTTAAATATACATATTTAATCTTATCACCTTGTTTTATAGCTTGATACTTAAAATCAGCATCGAAGAACTTCAATAATCTATTATACCCCAAAGCAGCCTTAACTGGTGCAGTAGCACCTTTTTGAAACACATATATAGTTTTGTCCAACTCTGGATCATCATATTGATCTAACGTCTTAACAGATGATATTTTCGATATATATTCTAGATCATCAGCAGTTATAGAGTTCATCAAATCAATTATTAGTTTATCACATTTAGGTTTATCATTTTCAATTAACATTATATTCAATAACGTAGATAAATGGTCTTGGAATTTAACTGGAAATGAAGATCTAACAACTTCAATACCTTTAAAGTCAATTGGATTGGCTAAATCACGTTTTCCCTCACTATCAACTACATATTGTGCATATCTCTTCTTACCTAACCATAAACCACGTCTAGTTATTTTCTCACGGTTAAACTTCAATCTATTATTATTAGAATGTAATGCTGATTTTGAGAATATCTCTAATGAATCATTTATAGAATTACAATAATCTTCTGCTATATCTGATAATTTATCTAAGTCTTCTTCTTTGTATTCTGATGGGTGAAATGGTAGATAACTTGAATCGGTATCATTATAGATAATAACATCATCAAATGGTAAGTCGTGTTTTACAGAGTATAGTTTGTTGAATACATACGATGCATATTTAATAATATCTCTACCAGTAGATGTTACTGCACTTGCATTCTCCAAGTCATAAAATCTAAATGTTTCTAATCCTAACACACCATATATAGAGTTTAATAGGATTTTTTGTACTAATTGTAATTTATCATAATATCGTTCCATATCATAATCACCGTCTTTTCTACAAGACTTCATCTTATCTTTATAATCTAAACGTTTATCAAACCAATCAGATAATATTTCTGGTATTAGACCTATTTTATCAGTAGAATACATCATACCATTAGAAGCTATAGTATATTTATTTTCTAATATAAACTCTATAAATTCATCTTTAGTAACTTCAAATACTTCTTTATTTAGATTTTCAAGTCTAAGTATAGTATCATCATTTATATAACCAAAGTCATAATTAATCTTATCAAAATCAACATCACCATCAACAAAGCGTGATATATACTTCATCAGATTGACTTCTTCCCAATTCAATATCTTACCTGCTTTAGTTTCAGGAGATATATTCAACGTTATAATGATAGATGGGTATAATGACTGTAAATCTATAGAGAATAACCATTCATATATATTAGTCTCTGGTAATCTAACGTATGCACCCTCAAATGCTAATTTTATTTCTACGTTCTCTTTGAATGGTTTGGTTATATGTTTATTTAGATAAAATACACCATCTTCATAGTTATGATATTCATATACATCTGCTTTCTTAACTCTAAATACCTTTAATAAGCCATTAGTTGGTATTCTATGTCTTACAGCATCACAATCTACATGTAACTCATTAAGTCCTATTGTATGAGCTTTATTAGATGTTATATTCATACGTGGTTTCTTATTAGGTGCTATTATGGATTTTCTATCCATATAACTCATAATAGCACCTTCGATAACAGATGATGAATGTTTGAATTGTTGATATGGTATATGTGATATATGACATATTCTACGTGTCAACTCCACAAAGTCCAACTTAGCATCTAACTCTTTTATTAACTTAACATCGACTAAGTTATACTCTATGAATTTTTCAATGTCTTCTCTGAATAACGTATCTAAACTACCCTCATAATCTATCTTACCATGACCTAATTCATGTTTAGATACATAGTCTAGTTTATAACTTGGTAACTCTGAATAGTTATAGTTCTTATATACAATCATATAGTCTAATGACGCTAAACCTGCTATATCAACATACTTATTTCTTTCGCTATATTTAACTATACCTATAGGACTTAATTTCTTTACCCAATTATACCCTAATATATTTTTAATTCTAAAATATAGGTATCTAATATCAAAGTTATCACTGTTCCAACCTAATATTATATGTGGGCTTATTTCAGACATTTTATTTATAAACGCCTTTAATAGATTAACATCATTATTATAAGATGTAACAATTACATTAGCTTCTTTATCATACGAATGTTTATGTTCTGACACTACAAATACATAATATATATCTGATGTCTGGTCGTACAACGCAATTGACGTTATATAATTATTGGCTTCTTCCGTTATCAACTGACCAGATACCATTTCAACCTCTATATCGACAATAACTGTCTTTATATTAGTTGATACATCATCACTAAAATTATACAATTTAATTAATTGGTCTATATCAGGTGATAGATCCACTTGTAGATAATCATCCGAATTTCCATTGTAAGTTTTGGATGTTACAACTGGATGATCACTAAACAGATATTTCAATTCTGTTTCTTCTTTTGGATCCTTAGCTAATCTAAAAAATTCGGAATCACGTTCAAAAGATACATATCCTTCAGTGTCATCCCATAAATGATATAGATTTTCCTTTCTATCAAAGTATATAGATTGGTACATTTATTGTATTTGTATTTGTATTGAATGTCATATATGATATGACTTAAAAACTAAAAAAACTAAAAATTAAGATCCAGTAGAACCAAATCCACCATCACCACGTTCGCTATTAGATAATTCATCTACTTCGATTAAATTAATATCTTCTAACTTCTCAATTATCAATTGAGCTACTCTATCACCAACACCATATACATCGTATGGTGGGTAGGCATTTGTGTATTTAAACATTACGAATATCTCACCTGTATAACCACAATCTATTATACCAGTTGAATTAGCTAACATCAAATCAGTCTTTGATATTGAACTTCTTGGATATATTTTACCAACATAACCTTCTGGTATTTCAATTGACAACCCAGTACCACATTTAATACCTATATTAGTATCAATTACTGATGTTGCAACCATATCAAACCCAGCATCTGTTTTATGTGCTTTGGTTGGTATTTGTGCGTATTCATTTAATCGTTTAAATTTAACATTTAACATTTGAACCTTAGAATTAAATTAAAAATCAAGAATCACTACTATATATTAATAGTGATTCCGTTACTTTTTCTCCACATGGAAGATAAGCTAAAACTACTTAACTGAAAAATTAACATCATGTTTTTTCATTTGGTCTATTTTGACTGGAGTTAAATATTGAACTATTGCTCCAACAACAAGCTCTGTTTCTGGATCAACTATAAAATTTATAGTCTTGTTATCAGATTCGTCCTTAACTGACACTGTAAGTTTGATGCCATTTATAGCACCTAACAATTCATAAATAATTTCCATTATTACCTTTTATTTAAAATGGGTAGTGGATTAAAATACTACCCATTATTTTATTTACATTGTAAATTTATAAACTGATGTTGTACCATCAAATTCAATTATAATCATAAAATACATACCACTATTATAACCTGATATGTCTATAGTTGGTTGTACAGAGTTACCACTAACTTCATATACGACCTGTCCTATATAATTAGCTATATATAGATGTGATACTGTTCTTGGATTATCAATAGTAATTATACCATTGCTAATAGAACTATATACACTTATATCTTGAATATTATTTTTATCTTCTATTTCAACACTTAAAGGTATATCCTTAATTAAAGTAACCAATATATTAACTGTATCTGGCTTAACGCTCTTTAAGCTATCAATAACAATAGCCATATCATCAATTACTTTATATAAACTATCTTCTTTACATTCATCTATAATAGTAACTAAACCAGTTTCAACATTCAATTCCGTATATACATCATCAGTAACAAATTTGAACTTTAACGTTGAATCCATTGGATTAACTGTATATTTGTAATTAGTTTGTAATTGCCAATTAGTATTTATTTTGGTAAATGTTTCTGATGAATTACGCTGAACATATACATATACATATCTAAAGTTAGTAGAATACGCCCAAGCAAACTCTATAACATCAGTAACTTTATATATACTTCCGATTGGACCAACTTCAAACCACTTGTATTGACTTTTGATTGTAACTTCATTTAACTTATAGCCCCACTCAGTATAAAACTCTAATAATATAGTTTCATCTATACCAATTGAAGTTGTATATTCATATACAGATTGGTTATAAGGTATAATACCATACTCAACACCATCTTTATAAACTACTATATGCGTATATTCTGATATTCTATTTGAGTTAATTAATAATTGTACTTTCTGACCATCTTTATAAGTTGATAGTTCAACTTCATTCTTATTGATTACATATAACTCTGCATTTACAAACGTAGCATTTTGTGTCTTTGCTATTGCATAATTAATACCGTCATAAGCAAGTCTAAATTTAACATCTTGCATAGCAAATTCATTATGAACTGCTATAGTTTTAGATGCTACATCAACATCACCCAATCCAGTCCATGTACCTGATGCTAATTTATATTGTAGTTCTAATCTACTTGGAACTGTACTAATATCAATATCCCAAGTTAAATAGAATATATCATCATACCAAATAGTATCTATGTTATTGAATGTACCTGATGCATAAATGACATTTATATCTACATCTGTAACGTCAGTTGGTAATATTGAGAATGTTCCAGAATTTCTATTTCCTGTGTGTATTCCAAGTTTACCATTTGAAATTAATCTATCGGGTATATATTCTACCGATATAGTATTTGAGTTTCCCCAACCAAATGTATTAGATATTTTAGTCCATGTATTAGATGCTACATCTAACTCAGAAATATAAAAATCTGTTGGTGTGTTTGTTTCAATTACTTCTAATTGATATTCAACATCATAAAAATATTCCGATTTATTCGCTGTTTGTTGCTCGAACGTTTGTTCTGCATTTACATTGGTAGCGATTACCAGTAATAATGATAATATTAATTTGTTTATCATAACTAACCTAAAAATTTAACAACTATAAATAAATATAAGTTAAAATTTTAATTCCTTTAAATAAAGCCGAGTTTTAAGTCGGCTAATTTATAATTAATCTTTCTTAATATTAAAAAACCTAAGTTTCCACCTTTTATTTTCGTATTGTGCTCCATAAATACCAAAAAGATATTCATCTGCATTCATCATAATCGCCATTTACACCATCCTAATATTCATCAATAGATTTCATAGCCGCCTTTGTCTTATAGTTCTATTTTCAATTTCTTCTAAAAACTCATCTGGTAATCTAGGAATTTCAGACCAATATAAAATATCTTGTCCGAAGTATGTGGATGGTCCAAAAGTCTTCCAGTTGTAATCCCTCTTGTTATTACTTTCATTTTTAGCTTTATTCCGCCACATAATAACTGACCTATGATACATATCTTCAGGATACTCCCAATTATCTCCGTGATACCATCCAATAACACATTTACCAAATTCTGGTAAACTGTCAGATGTACGATTCCATTTAAACTCACGTGTTTTTTGACTAAACATTTAGTCTCCTGTAATTAATTAATATTAAATACTACATGTATTTATTTATTTTACAAACTTACAAAAAAGAAATTACTATTCCAAATTATTTATTTCCATAGTATCATATTTTAATTTTACATTGATACCTGAACCACCAGTAAAATAATCACTAATATCAAAATCATGATCAGACATAATAATATATACTATATCTAATATAACGTATTTACGATATACAATAGTTTCATACACAACACCTACCTAATTTAGACGTGTTACAGTTATATCATGTACATTTCTATCAGTACCAAATGTGTTTATTAAGAACACATCAACATTATCCTCTATAGAATTATATAAGTTAACTTCTAACGTTTTATCCTTTACTGACGTTAGAGCAACTCTACATATATCATATTCTGGTATTTCATTATACCATTTAGTCACTACACAGCTCAAATCTTTATCTTTGAATATTCCAAACATAATCTTATACCCACTTATTAATTATAAAATAAAATCTTTTTTTGAATCATCGAAATTCTCATCAGTTGCGAAAGTTATAGATTGTCTTTCTGATAACTTGCTATATATTGATGACACTGTTGTCTTCTTACTTTTTAATAAAACATCATCTTCTATTTTTAATTTGTCCATTAACACCTTAACATTTTTAGATGTAACATAACCAAATTTAAAATTACCTATCAATCTACCTTCTCTTAGAATAGCTTTATCTATATCAAATTTATCAGTATTAAATGTTAATATCATTTGTATCTTCAAAGCACTATTTAATATACCATCAGTTGAGTTTAATAGATTGGATATACCATTTGATACATTACCATTATCTCTACTTAATAATATCGATTCTGCCTCTTCGACGATTAATAATATATTCTCCTTTACGTCCTTATTCTGAGCTGATAGCTCAGTTAGAAAGCCAATAAACGAAGGATCAGTTAAGTTATTAATCATATTAGGCTGTACAAATATAACACATTTATTATCTAATCTACGTAACATATGCTTTATACAATAAGACTTACCAGAACCAGGTACACCGTGAAATAACACGATTCCTTTAGTTGATGTTCTTATATTAGAAACTAAACTTTCATATCTATCTTCAAACCCATCACCATAATGAATATCCAAATCTTCAAATTTATCATTTATATAATCTAATTTTATAGATTTCAATGTAAATCCAGAATGTGTTGTGCTTATTAAATTAACATATTCAGTCTTATTGATAATATCATTATATGATATAGTTGCTTTGGAAAAATACCCTATTATAGAATTATATACATCTATAGAATCTTGTATTTTATCTGCACCATAAGGATTTATATCTAAAGTAATTGAACCTATATAAGAATCATTTAATGTTTCTGAATCGTAATCATCATCGTAATATATATCATCGTCATCTGTATCAACTTGATATTTAGTATCATCATTTAAACCCATTATATTAATTGTTAATATACAAGGCAAACCATTTAATGTATACTTAAAGTCTAAATATAAATCTCTATTTATTTTACCACGCATCCCTATCAATGAGAAACCAAGTGATAATATTTCATCTAATACAGAATCGTCGTATTTGTGAACTACTCGTTTTTTACTTTTAAAACTATTATTTAAAATGGAAGTTATATCAATTGTTATTGGTGTATTAAGACCACCAGAAGTTATGAACCTACGTTTTATCAATGTAGAATTAGAGTTAGTATCATAATCCAACGTAACAATAGCATTAGCATCGTCATCACGTGACAATTTATTAGTTATATCTATTTTTGATATTAATTTAAGAATACTCTTATACATTCTATTAGTTAATATATTATTATGTATTGTATTAGAGTTTATTTTTTCTATACTACTATTAGTTCCATTTGATATTAACATCGATCACCTTATTATTAATTAAAAATAATAGAGAGTGTTTCCACTCTCATTAAATCACCCACATTTACTAGAGCCACAATCTAAACAAGTAAGACACCCATCCTGATATGCTAAATTTGTGGATTTGCATTCGGAACATTCATGCCCAGTTACAACTTCCAAATCATTTATATATCGTTTAAGTATACGTTTAACACCTGATTTCCATGATGTTATAATATCACCATCTAAATTAAGACCATCTAATAAATCAACCACATATTTGATTGGCATACCATGCCTTAAAATAGCACTTACAATTCTACTAACATCATCGAATTCCTTAATCCCATACATTTTCAAATCAATAGTTGTAATTCTATCATCACCCTTCATATATATAAATATATATTCTGATTTACCGTTTATTTTGGTTCGTTCAATCCAACCATTAGTAACATTATTAAGATTAAAATCTATATTATCAACTGGAATGGTAAATAGTTCGTATGGCTTATCATTATATAATCCAACAAAACCAAACCATTTAGTACCATTAGATGTAAAATGAATAACATCACAATTTATTGTTTTGGGTCGTTTTGGTGCTTTAGTATCTTCAAATAAATCAATTTTAGTATCATTATTTGAAATTAAAACTCCACTACGAGATCCATCTCTATATATAGTACACCCCTTACATCCACTTTCCCAAGCAGTCAAATATATTTTATCAACTGTATCCTCATCAATATCATTTGGTAAATTAACCGTTACTGATATTGAGTGATCTACCCATTTCTGTATTTCACCTTGCATCTTAACTTTCTCCACCCAATTAACATCATTTGATGTTGCTTTATAATATGGAGACATAGATATTATAATATTAATCGTATTTTCATCTAAACCTACAAGATATTCTTTACATTGATTATAATCCCATGATTCACTTATAACATCATTAGTTATATTAGAACGTATGTCATTCTGATTGTAAAAGAACCAATCTATGAATTTATGGTGAAATACATTAAATTCCATCCATTTATCACCTAATTCATCTACAAAATCAACACGTGTATTTCTATCAGTTGGATTTATTTTTCTTCGTCTTCTATATGAAACTAAAAACACAGGTTCAACCCCAGATGAAGTCTGTGTCATCATTGATACAGTTCCAGTTGGAGCAATAGTTAGTAACCCAATATTACGTCTTCCATATTTCAATAAGTCATCTTTTATAGATGGGTCAGATTCTAATATCCTATTTATAAATGGATTGTCTTTCTCTATATCCCAATCCCATATTGGAAAATTACCTCTATCTTTTGCTAATTGAACTGATTCCCTGAATACATTTATAGCATAACGTTTATGAACTTCTACTGAAAATTCAGTAGCAGGTGGAGTTCCATATATTAATCCCATAGCAGCTAACATATCACCTTCACCAGTAACACCTATACCAGTTCGCCTACCCATCTCACATTTATATTTAATTTTAGTCCATAAATCAATTTCAGTTTGCTTGGTATTAATATCTTCAGGGTCTAAATTTATTTTTTCTAATATAGAATCAATTTTTTCTAATTCCAAATCAACTATATTATCCATTATTCTCATAATATATTTAGAATGTTCATCGAATAATTCCCAATCAAATTCAGCGTGTTTTGTAAATGGATTTTTAACGTAACTATATAAATTTAAAGCAGTTAATCTACAACTATCATATGGAGGTAAAACAATTTCACCACATTGGGCAGTGAATACACCTATCATATTATTATGTCCAATTGAATTTTCTTTTATATCAGTTATAAATGCCAATGTATGATTATCATCAACAGTTATATTATATACATCTTCATAACCATATATCTCTACAGATTTTACTTTGTGGTTATAATCAATGGATTTATATTTTAATTCTTTATATGTTTTAAATGGTGAATTAGGTCCAAATCTAAATGGAATATTATTTGTTTTACATCGTTCCTCCCACTCTACTTTGAGTGGGGTTCTATCCAATTCAAATTTCAAATCAGAATATATCTTAATTTGTAAGTCTTTATGTTTAATTTTAGTATCACTTGCTTGTCTACGAAGACCATTTAAATTAGAGTTATCTGGTTTAGACCATGAATTCAAAGTAGAACATTTACGTGAACAAAATGTAGACTCTTTTGCATCATACGTAGTGTGGAATTCAGAGTTGCAATTTTCACATTTTTTATTAATGTAAACCTTACCTGTATCTATAAATACATCCAAATTCAAATCCATACCTTTATGTAATGTTTTAACTACTCTAGGATCAACATCATTATATTCACCAAATCCAAGTTTATTTGCTGCCCACACTGATAAATCGTTTAAATCATACCCTAAAGTATCAACTCTCCATTTTGATAATGACTGTGGTATACCTTTCGATTTAGCAAATGTTGACCATTCCTTATAAGAAAATCTTCTTCTGAGTGTACTCGTTAAATCCAACGCATATTCTTTAATGTCTTCATTTGTAAATCCAGAGTATTTTCCATTCTTTTCTCCTTGTGTATCATTATCAGCATGATACTTGGCATGTTCTCTGAATGTCATAATCTCTAGATTATCAGGTGAATTATTTAATCCATTATAATCTTTATGATGTACAACCAAGCCACCATTAACCCAACCATTAACCTTATTTGCATTGTATTTTTCAGACCATAATTCTGGATTGTTATATTTAGCAATTAACTTATGCTCAAATAATTTATCAATCGTAGAATCTTTGGTATTAGTATTAATTCTATAATATGGATTAGTATTATTCTTTGATATGCGTTCTGAACGTTTAGTAAACCTCATTAAACTATCACCACATTTCAAATCCTTAGCCTCTATTTTAGTACCATCATATAATAAAAATTTATGATTTGTAGTTGTCTTAATAGATGAGCCATCATCAAGTGTTATTTTTAGAATTTGTCTATCATTAACAGTTAGTCTTGGATTCCTACCCATTTTAATATCTACTTTCCCAGTGATTGGATCTACACTATAAACAGGAACATCTTCTCCAATCTCAGCTAATTCTCGTATAGGAACACTATTTCTACCATCTGCAACCGCAACTAATGTATCCCCAGTCACACATGGATTTGTACTTACATCTCCAAAACCATATTCTTTATAACAATTACCAATTGATTCAGATAACATTTTATCCCAAAACATTACTCCTGGTTCTGCACTATTCCAAGCATTATGAATTATTTTAGACCATATATCCCTTGCTATTATTTTATTTCTTAATTCAGTCCCATCATTATATTTAAAAACTAAATCATAACATATTTTATTCTCTAATTCATCAAGTTTAGTCTGTTCTGAATCAGTTATATCTAATTTATCACGTAACGTTTTATATAAATCTACATCTTCTTGGTTTGTTCGTTTGACAATAAACATAAATTCATCTAACATTTTAACTGATACATTAGCACCAGTTACCTTACCACTTTCCATTTTAGCATCTATAAAATCACCTACATCTGGATGCGAAACCAAAATAGATAGCATAAGTGCACCTCTCCTACCATCTTGACCAACTTCCCTTGTAGAATTTGAATATCGTTCCATAAATGGAACTACACCTGTGGATGTTTTAGCTGAATTGTTCACAGGGCTATGTTTGGGTCTTATATGAGATAAATCATGACCAACCCCAGCTCTCCTCTTCATTAGATGTACTTGTTCTTCATCTATTTTAAGTATAGATCCATATGAATCTTCATCATTACCAATAACAAAGCAATTACTTATACTTATAGTTTGTAAATCATTTCCTATGCCAAACATAGGACTTCCTTGTGGGATTATATATTTAAATCTATCAAATAAATTGAAATAAAAAGCTGAATCCTTCGCATTTGGATATTTATTATCGATTCTAGAAATTTCATCCGATAACCTCCAATGCATATTTTCTGGATTTAACTCATAATAAATATTATCTTTATTCAATGAATATTTCGAAATCCAAGTTGTGGCTGAAATATCTTCATTGTTAAAATAGTTTTTTGTACTTTCTAATAAATCATCGTATGAATATGTATTCTGACTTATATCCATTAATTAACCTCTAAATTTTAAAATTATACTTATCGTGGATAGATAAATATAGTCAAATTTCAATAACGTGCAGAATGTTTTATTTTATCATTAAATGTAGTTCTTGCATTCCGTTTTAAGTTGTTTAATTTCGTAGTTTCATTATTAATATCAGCTTCTCCTGTTGAATTTATCAATCCATTTTCAAGAACAAAATCAAAATCTACTAAGAATTTATCCTTACCAAATCTATTTTTGATATTCCATAATCTACCTACTTCTTCTTCTTCTTCATTTCTATTCCAAGAAAATACAATATCACATATATCAATCTTACCAATATGCTCCTTAACATGGTATTCTTTGATTACATCTGATTTCATACCTTCTCTGTTTGATTGCGTCACTATAACAACAGGAATATCATAATCCGTAGCTATAGCCTTACACCCTTTATATATAGCATCCAAATTAACAGCTTCACCATTACTAGTTAGTAAATCTGGATAATCTAATATTACTATATTAGGTTTTATGTTCTTTTGAATTTTAGTTTCTATGTTGGAACGTATCATAGCTATTGTAGCTTGTCCAGGTGAATAATATGTTAAGTCAATATTACCCTTTATAGATTGAATTGTATTGATGAATTGTATTTTATTCTCATCTTCATCTGGTAATCGCATTATAGCCTCTATCTCTGAATCTTCTAATGTAGTTGTTATAATATCATATCTACGACCAACATAGTCAGTTGATAACTCTAACGTATAATGAGCAACTCTATATCCATTCATAGACGCATATTGACCTATATCACATAATAACCAAGATTTACCTCTACCAGACGCACCTATAAACATAGTTAATGAACCAGATGGTAAACCACCCTTTATTTTATCATTTACATGTTTCCAACGTGTTGGTATAGATGATAATTTGTCTTCTTTATATCTATTATGTATATCTTCTTTATAATCGACATCATCATCATTTATATTACCAGCTACCATAGCTTTACCTATGATATTGAATATCTCTTCGAATTTTTTCTCTTCTAATAAATCAGCTGATTTCCATAATGCAAGTGTCATGTTAGCATTAACACAAAATTTTAATGTATCATCTTTGATATATTGTAAGTCTGGAGCTGTATAATATTCTTTTATTGATAATATTGATTTTTTTACTTGCGTCTTAAATTGTTCATTTTCTTCTTTATTTAATTCATTGGCTAAAAATGATATATTTGGTATATTTTTATACTTCTCATAATAACCATTTATTAATTTTAATACCCATTGTAATGAATCACTATCCAAATAATTATATTTTAGTATAGGTAACACCTTCTTAGCATATGATGCATCAGTTAATATAGATGATATTATCTTCTCTTGAAATTCAAGATCATATTCTAGTTTAAGTGTTAATTCATTTTGTTCAGACATACATCTCCTTGTTCGCAATTATTATAATTACAAACTTACACAATAATATTTAAAAATGCAAATTTTATTTTTTAGATAGTATAGAATCTAATCTTACGAATGATCTATTTATCCAATTGTCGAATTGAAAGAATGATTTTGTCACTCCATCATTTATAATTAGTTCTCTAAGTTTAGTAGAGTTAAGTCGATTACTATATTTTATTTCTGTGAATAGGTTTCTTATCGTCATAACAGACTTAACATCTATTATTGGTTCCGATAAATCCATCATATCCAAGTTACGCTCAAATAAATCCAAACTATTATTCATTTTATTAAATGTTTTATCATCTAAATTAGTAGCAAATTCCTCTATTCCAACTCTATTAGGGCTTTTAAGGAATGAAAATGATTTTTTCATAGTTTCTTTTCCTATACCTTTAACTCCTTTTAAATTATCAGATATATCACCTATTATAGCTTTATAATAAACAAAGTTTTTAGGTGTACAATTGAATGTATTTATAACATGTTCTTTATTTATAAGAATCTTGGTAGTTGGATTAAAAACATTACATTTATCAGGTTCTATCAATTGATAAAAATCTTGATCTGTAGATACAATAACACATTTTTTATATTCTAACTTCGTTGCTATATATGCAATCGTATCGTCAGCTTCTATATTATCAATTGAGATTATAGTAACTGGTAAATTATATAGATAATCTATTAATCGTTTAAATTGTAGTATCATTGATTCTTCTTCATCAACACCCTCAGACGTTTCCTCTCGATTGTAGCGTTTTATTTTGCCTCTGTTAGCTTTATACCCAGAATACATCTTCTTACGTCTGTTAGAGCCACCAACACCATCAAAGACTATAACTACTCTTGATGGTGCTAAGGTTCTAATCATATATTCTAAAGATATTAAGAATCCCACATACCCACCTACATAATAACCATTATCATTTATCTGTGATGCCTTTATAAAACACGCTTTGTATCTATTGGTACCATCTAATATAAGAACATTGTCATTTAATTCAGTTGATATGTCAAGTCCGTTAGGTAATAATATATCTTTAATCGTCATCAATACCTTTCTGATATGATACGGTTTCGTCATTCTCTACATCAGGTGCAGTCTTGTTAGTATAAGCCATAATATATCTATCAGCTATCTTATCCTTTAGTTCATCTAATAGACCATTTTCACCAGTGAATATATCAGTAAAGTCTTTTTTCTGGAATCGAATCTCTTCACCAGAATTGGATTTGTAATCATAATAAGCTCCAGCCGATTTAACTATCTTATATGCTTTAGCTACTTTAAGAATAGAACCAACTTCATCAATACCAGACATAAAGTATAAATCAAATAATTCTGTTTTTTCAGGTGGACCAAGTCTATTTTTCTTAATAGAAAACTTAACATTTTTACCTATCTTTTGTTCTAAACCATATTTATCAGTTTGTTTTAAAGTTCCAATTGTCTGTAACCTAACTTTTACTGATGAATGGAAGTCGATTGCTTTACCACCACTAGTTATATACTTATCTTGTCCTGGCATAGCACCTATATTAACTCTAAGTTGGTTGGTAGCTATAAAAGTTATTACTTCTCTACCAAATACATTAGTTAGTTTACGCATAGCTTTAGATAATATAATTGGTTTTGATGTTGCATATCCCTCTTTTCCAAATCCAGATGATAACTCTTCTGGTGTGGATGCCCCCATAACACTATCAAGTATTATAACAACTGGTATATCCTTGTCTCTAGATCTTATATCAACTATAACAGTTTCTATAATATCAAAAATAGTTTCTAAATCATCTTGTTCTATATGCAACCAATTTTTATTAAAATCAATACCACATACCTTACCAAAATATTCTGGTAAGAAAGAGTGTTCTGTATCTATATAGATAGCCATCCCACCCATTGCTTGTACCGACGCTAATATATGAGCTGATAATAGAGTTTTACCTGATTGTTCTAATCCTGTAAGTTCTATTATTCTACCAGCTGGCATACCACCATATCTATTATTTGAAATTGCAAGATCAAGAATAAAATTACCAGTTGATATATAATATGGAACAGTTCCACTATCTAAGAAGTCATCTGGTAGTTTGTACGCTACATCATAACCAAGTTTTTTACTGAACTTGGTGTTGAGACTGTCAGCTAATACGGATCCAAGATCTGGCATTTCCATAATTTCTTTTTCTTTCTTCTTTGCCATATATTACTTGTTCTTATTAAATAATGCCTTAAAATTAGCATTGTCTGTTTTAGGTTTTACATCTTCAGTTTTTGGTTTTGGTTCTTCGGTTTTTTCTTTGGTTGTAACCACAACTGGTTTTATAACTGGTTTCTCAACTTCTTCGATTTCTGTTTTTGGTTCTGGTTCAGATGTTACTTCTGAGTTATCAGATGTTTCCTCAGATAGATAACAATCTAATATTCTTAATAACTCTGCTTCCGATTCATATTGAAAATTGTCTTTTAATGATGGTTGGTTCATTATTAATTCAATATCATCTTCCGTAAGTTGAGTCACTTTTTGTTTAAGTAATATAGTTGTTGTATTGTCACTATTCATTTTAACATTTAACGCATGCCCATTATCTGGATCTAAAATATCACCTAATTCATCTGGTTCAGCCAAAAATGCACAAATCTGTTTGAATGTTCCGTATGGATAAGACCATAATTTTAACTCATTACCTGCACTTGTTTCATGTAAAACAAATGAGAAATATCTAGATTTTCCCTCTAATGGTTGTAAGAAGTTCTTAACTTGTTCATCATCTAAATTATCAGCATATTGAGTTCTTAATTCAAAGAACATAGTGATAATTGGATCTGGTTCTCCAAATGTCATAGGAGATACAATTTTCTTAAAGTTACCTTGAAAATAATCTTTTAATGGAAAATGTTGTTTAACCTCTATAATTGGGTATCCATTTTCAACTGCAATTCCTATATCATTACCCTCTGTAAACGGAACTAATTTAACCGTTTGGCTTTTTTCTTTTGATGGTTTGAAGTAGCTAATTTTGTTCTTTTTAGAACCACCACCACTTAGTCTATTTCTGATCAATGCTGGATCAACATTGAATTTTAATCCTGGTGTACTCATCGTAACGCCTTTATTTTAATTTAAAAAATACAAATTTTGATAATCATTTCCAACTTTTATAGTTGTATTATAAATACAAGATATTAATTTATTTATATCATGTAATAAATCTTCACCATCATTTAAATCATAATCAAATAAGAAACTATCATATGTATATAATATTAATTTTGTATTACTATATTGTAGTCTCTTTATTATATTATTCATTATAATCGCATTATGCTCTGATTCAAATGATTGTATAAAATAATTAAATAGTTTCTTTGGTGTTGGGTTATCTATATATTCTATATAAATCTTTCGTTTAAAGAAAAATGTAGTTATATATCCATCCATAACAAAGGAAGTATATAATTGTCTAATATATTTATTCATTTTATTTGTGAACGTGTTATCTATATCATGCTCACCGTATAAAATCTTAAAATTTATTTTTTTTGATTGTTCATACTGTTCGTCAGTCAAAACATCAGTATTAAAATATTCAATTCCTAAATTATAATGTATATTGTCATTATAATCATAATCATAGCCAATTAAATCTGATATTATCTTCATATGAAATGATACATAGTCAAATTGTATTAATTTACCATTATCAAATCTAGATTTGATTTTATTACGTTCTCCGTTCTTCTTAGATATAGCCATCAAATTCATATTATCAATTACATTACTAGGTCTTCCAGCAACGTTATAATATGTCATATTAGAATATATTATATCTTCATTATACAAAATACCACTATTATTTATATGATGTATAACGTTATTAATTGTATCATGATATTCTATAAAATCATTAGTTATATCATTAAATTTTATATATGATATAGCATCAAGTATCTTATTTTCTATAATATAAATCGGAATTAAATAATAACATTCATCACCATAAAATAACTTGTCTTTTTTGAATATATCATCTATACTCAATGTATTGGCATAATTATAATATACATATGTATTTAAATCTATAAAAATATTATTTACTTCTGATTTGTATTCATATTTAATAATATATTTACATTTAAAATCTGAGATATTGAATTTAATATTATAATCTATGTGATTAACACCTATTAAATATATAGAACTATCATCTAAATTATATAAACATACAAACGCATTATCTATAAAAAAATACAATACAAATTTATCATGTAAATCGTTTATACAATTTACATATTCATCTTGACTACAAATTATCATTATCTATAAAATTGTAATAAATTACTTAAATATGATGTTATACCATTAAAATCAAGTTCTGTATTAATTAATACACGTTTATTGGTTTCATACACACCACTTTCCAATCTAACACCATTAGAATTAAATTTATCATGTTTTATACCTGATATTTTCCATTTCAATGTAGTTAATTTATGAATTACACTATAAAAATTACTTGTATTATTATTCAATATATTATAATCAGTTTCAGATATTTCAGATATTGGTGCTGATATATCGTTTCTGCGTTTCATAAAATATCTATTAATATATCCAATATTATAATCATCGTCATCTGGAAATGGTGAATATGGACTAATAGATATATTATCGTAATATGAATCAAACATACCATTACTAGCATTTCTATATTCAATTATAGAATTATCCAATTGTGATAATAATTTAACGGATCTACCACCTATGTATGATGGTAATGAATATAGCTCACCAGTTACATATCTATGATACCAACCAATATATTCTTCGGTTGATGAATCATAAATTAATTCACCGCCTCTGGTATAAAGACCTTTTTCAATTTCATTGTCCGAGTAGGATAATCTGTTTCTCATATAATATTCATCTATTATGTTAAATAATAATATACAAACTTAACTAAAAGAAATTACATTACCAAATTTTATTTTTTGACAAGCATATTACCACGACATTGAGTTTCCAATGTTGTAGTCCAATCATGAGGTGTTATCTTATGATCAACTTTAGTAAGTATAAATATAACTTTTGCTTTACCGTCTTCATTGTAATATCTACTTGGCATACCATCCACCTCAATTACATTGCCAAATCTAAATCCACTTATACCATCAATAGTTATAGTTAGTTCCAATGGATATATAGTTTGTGCTAAATATGAATTATATTGGTGTAATGTTGTGTTTTCTGGTGGAGTCTCTCTATATTCTTTAAGAGTATTATACAATCCAAGTATAGATGTGCGAGTAACACCAATTTTACCCATAATATGTTTTGCATGTCGTAAGAAATATAATGCTTTTTTACGTCTATTATTAATGTCATCTGCTAATTTTTTATCATCCTTAATTGCATCTGAGTATAAACTTCCCAATATAGCTCCAGATTCACCTGTTACATCGTTCATATTAAATCTACCTTCAACATACAATGCGTTTGCCATGGAATTCGGAACATTCAGATTAAAATTTATAGATCTAACTATAGGTTTAGTATCATCGTGAGTGCTAAATCGCAATGGCTTCAATCCACCATGTTGTGTATAAGTAAAATTCAAATCAATTAGATTATACCAAGAAATATATTTACCATTATCACCAATTATTTCTTCCATTATAAAACCAAGTTTATAAAGTCCACCTGATGCATATGATATTTTATCAAAAATTATAGTAAATAAATTAAAAATTGTTTTTTCCTGAGTATTATTTATATCTGATATTGATTCTAATATATCCAATACAAAATCAGTCGATATTAATATTTCACCTAAATTACAAAAATCAGGTGTATCAACCCTTTGGAATTGAGTATTAAATGTACCACCAGATTTGTCCTTACCTCTGTACATTCTAAAATACCCATTATCATATCCAGCCGAACGACCCGGAACTTTATGTAATGGTTTATTTGGATGTAAGTTATAATGTGCAGAATTATATGTATCCGACTCATCTATACCACCGTTAAAAAATATAGTGTCTGGTATACAAGATACAACCTCTTTATCGTATATAGATATGCTCCTAACACCATAAGGAAATTTATATTGCTCTTCTAAATCTATTCTATTACCATTTCCATTCTTCCAAGCACCATAATTAGCTGACATATATACACGTTTCTCATCTGGACCTATCCCGAATCTATCAGATCTAGCCGCAACTGCATTCGTATAATAATATATTAAATCCGAGAGTCCTATATAAACTGTCCATGTAGGAAGCAATGCTTCTGGATAAGATTCTAATGAATATAATTCATTATCCATATTAACTGTATCATTTGATTTTGGTTTGGATTTTGGATATTTTATAGGTAATGATCTAGCTGCATATCTAAGTTCAGTATTATCTATAGTTTTGGTTTCATTTGAACTTAGAAAATTACCACCCACATTACCTATATCAGCAATATCAATTATTATTTTTTCAGATAAACCCCTTGCATATGCAATTGTAATGTTAGTATCACTTACTAATCTAGGGTGTTCACTTTGATTCATTTTAGCATCAACGACTTTAGATGATGCATTTGCTGATATACCTGATAGGAAATAACCTTCACCGACAGTTTGTAATTTTATAGACCAAGTTAGATCATCATTCATTTCCACATTAAAGTTATAAGTTATACCTTTATATGTATCTTGTGATGGGTCTAAATTTTTTTTATGTATTTTATTTGTAGTTGCTTTCTCAGAAGTTCTACCAACAGCCCAACCATATTTTATTTGTATATCACTACCTGGCTTTATAATGTCTTTCTCGAACTTCTCTAGTTGATCTAACGTAAATACTCTAAAACTTATATCGGCTCTTTGTAACGCACCCCAAGTACCTTGATTTGATATAGTAACATCTTCTAATATAGGTTCTTTTGGTATAGGATAATCTGACTGATACATATCAATAAATCTATTATCATCACGACCAAAACCAAGTATAGGTTTATCACCTGGTTGTTTAGTTTTCTTATCTACATAGTAAACTTCACACCAAGATTGCTTTGCTGCTTCCCAATCAAATTTAGTACCATATACACCACGTGTATTATGACCATATATCCTAGAACGTTCATTTATTTCAGCTCGGACATCTGGATGCACTTCATTGTATATCGGATTATAATCTATTTGTAATGCCATTATCTATTCGCTTTGTTAAAGTTTCTAATTTTTTCAGATGGATTGCTATACTTAGGTGGTATTCTTAGTTTAGTGTTTGGTTCTAATGCATACGACGTTGGTAATAAACTATTAGCTAACGCAATATACCACCATAACGTAGTATCATTATAATACTCATCAGCTATCAAATCCAATCTATCACCGATTCTGGTGATTATATATATATCATTTAAACTTGACATTGGATATGGATATATATAATGATCTAATTTTCTTACATTTTTTAAATCAGTATCACCATGTCGTTTATAATCTATATTAACTATATCTGTATCATCATATCTTCTATTTGACATTTAATTACCTTAATTTACGGATTGATTTTCAGTTAAAATTCCAACTGTACCATTGTCCCATTTTGGATTTGATGGTAATACACCATCTTTATACATTGTAACTGTTACAACACGTTGACCTTTAGATTTTTCACCATAACCAACAGAACGCATATCACTACCAAATGCAATTGAAGCTAATATTTGATTTGTTCTATTTGCATCACTAACACTACCACCAGCCTTAAAGTTAGATACGACTCCAGCCTTAATATTGGATGCTCGCCTAAATGATAATTTGTAATTATATTCATCTGGTCCGCTTGGTGATGCATGACCCTCTATATCAAATTTAGCTTTTGGATTTTTTAACTTCTGGTCTATTATATAATTAGTAACATTTATAACCTCACTCGATTTTTTAGGTGTATCTACATTATCATCAAAATCAATATTAAATGTGTATATAACTGGTTCTGGTTTTTCTTCTTCCACAACTGGTTCTGGTTTTTCTTCTTCCACAACTGGTTCTGGTTTTTCTTCTTCCACAACTGGTTCTTCTGTATATACATCACCAACATAATCATAAATTCTACCCATTTTCCTAGGTTTGTAATTCCCAATTATAGTGTAATTCATATCAACCCTAACACCCATTGGTAATTCTAATATATCATTATCAGATGATTCTTGATATAAATTTTTTATTTCCCAGTTATCTTCTCTAAATGTATATGTTAAATTAGTTATGAAACCTGGTACTTGCCAGTATAAATCACCTAATGTCAATCTTAATAGTGGCCCCCACATACGTTTATCTTTATATACAGGAGCTAACATAGAAGCTAAATAGTTTATTTTCTCATATATAACTTGCATTTCAACTCTGGAAAATGCATGCATATCAAAACTCAATGTCAAATTTCTATCATACGATTTATAAATATAAACTGGATCAGCTCTACCTATTAATCCATAAGAATCCCAATTAGCATTATGATTTTCAACTACACTATTTAAGAATGCTCTCATTACGATAGCGTGATAACCTAAATTACTTTTGTGTTTTGGATCTGATTGTTCAGTTTGAATATCTATCGTATCATCAGATTCTTCTTTTGTATCACCAAATACAGATGGTTCTATATCTATCTCATTCTTATCTAATAACGTACCACGTGAATCATATTGCTTATCAAACATAAGCCCTGCACAAGTAATAAAGAATTTTATATAATCTCTTGATCCTTGATTGTATATCTCCGATGCATCTTGACTTAAAATATTTGATTTTTCACTTGCATCTACAGTTTTAGAGAAGTCTCTAACCTTAATCATATTAATTTTATCTTCTCTATAAGTTCTCATTCTAGGATCAGACCTATCTATACCTGGTAATCCCTCTTGACCCCAACCATATTTCATAATATTTGAATTGTCATAAGTGTTAACTATATTAGGATCGTAATTATAATTAAAGAACTTAGAATCTTTAGTATCTGTACTTGCTGATATGACATATCTATAGTCTTCTAATTCTTTTGGGTTATATGCTGGATCTCTATTATATCCAAAAAAATCATATCCTGTAGTTGCATATGCACCTAATGATTGATCCATTGGTTTTAATCCATCTAAATATTTACCCTCTCGATTATAACTCTCTTCTAATAAATTATCAGTATTATTATGAGTCTTATTAGCTATAAACGTATTTATTAAATGATTATTGTGATCTACATCACCATATTTTAAAAATTTAGATATTAATGATTTATTTTTAGTTAACTCTTCAAATGGATCACCATTATGCTCATCTAATAATTTAGTAGCTGTACTGTTAGGTACACGTGTTCCATTAGCAGATGAATAATATTGAAAGTAAGGTGAATAATATTGATATAATCTACTATCTTCTGTTTCTGATATTGAATATCTACGTATTAACGTAGCTCCTATACCAAATATACTCTGTGCACCAGTAGATCTAGATGATATTTTATTTATAATATCACCAACATACGAATCTTTTCCTGTTGCAATCCAAGTTATTAAATTTGATATTTTAGATAGAGTTTTATCATATACATCACTAGCATTTAAATATGAATCTCTAACTGAATAGTGGTGTGGGAATAATTCTTTTGTTAACATTAACAATCTATTATCTGTTCCTTGTTCACCTATAACTAATGACGTATCAACCTGTGATAGATTTTTACCTTGACTCGTCACATTCCTTTTATTTACTATATATTCGTAATTTTTATGCTTTTCAAATGGAAGTTCCAATCCATGCCTTTGAATTCTCATTCCACCTGAAGATAGAATAGTTGATAATGGATTGTATATCTGTGTTGATCTAATATTAAATATATTTTCTATCAAACCAAATCCATCCGATGGTGTCTCAACCGTAGAGTTCATCAATTGCATTCCAACTTGCCTAATAGTATTTAGTATTCCTTTTGCAGAACCCATATACTTTGTTATTCTATAAGCATGTGTCGCTGAACGGTCGATATACGGTGATAAACGTTCGTATAGGTAAGATTTGTCAAACCCATATCTATTTGGCTCACCATCAAGCTGAATACCACGTAGAATGTATGGTTGTTGCATCCAATCGTTTTGATGTGATGTATCTCTAAGATTAAACTTAGAATATTGTTCTTTTAGATTTTTATCCGAAAGTATAAAATCAGTTGACTTTGGAATTTTGTAAGGTATAAATCCTTTACTGTATTTATTAGAGAACCAATCCACAGGAACCATATTATTCGCTTTCCAAACAAACTCTGATGTATCCATTATATATTCAGTTTGTTTGATAACATTAAATATAGTAAATCCAGTTGCATTAACATCAGCAAAGAAATTAACACTATTTGGAATCATACCTTTCCATACGAATATGGACGTGTCCATTATGTATTCGGTTATCAGTGGTGGTGCAAATAAAGTAAATCCAGTTGCATTTGTATTAGGGAACCAATTTACAGCTGGTATATCATCACCTTTCCATACAAATATGGAAGTGTCCATTATGTATTCTGTAATTTTTAACTTACCATATATAGTGAAACCAGTCGCATTAACATCAGCAAAGAAATTAACACTATTAGGAATCATACCCTTCCAAACAAATTCAGAAGTGTCCATTATGTATTCGGTTTGTTTGAAAACAGGATATATAGTGAATCCAGTTGCATTCGTATCTAAAAAGAAGTTAACACTATTAGGAATTAATCCCTTCCAAACAAACTCGGAAGTATCCATTATATATTCAGTAGATTTTAATTTACCATATATAGTAAATCCAGTTGCATTTGTATTCAAAAAGAAATCCACAGACGGTATATCATCTGCTTTCCATACAAATACCGATGTGTCCTGTATATATTCTGTATTTTTAAATATAGGGTATATAGTAAATCCAGTTGCATTTGTATTAAGGAATGAATCTGTTGATGGTATGTTATCCGCCTTCCATACATAATCAGATGTATCCATTATAAAATTAGTTTCTTTTAATAAAGAAAATAATGTAAATCCAAATGCATCATCATCTATAAAACTATTAGAAAATGGTATATCATCTGCTTTCCATACATATAACGATGTATCATCTTTATAATATGAAGTTAGTAATGGACTGTATATAGTAAATCCATCTGCATTTATATTAAGGAAAAAATCTGTTGATGGTATATCATTAGATTTCCATACATAATCAGACGTGTCCATTATAAAATTAGTTTCTTTCAATAAAGAAAATAATGTAAATCCAGTTGCATCATCATCTATAAATGAATTTGTAGTTGGTATATCCATACCTTGCCATACAAATTTAGAAGTATTATCTATATATTCAGTTTCTAATGATTTACCAAATAATGTAAATCCAGTTGCATTTGTATTTACTATAAAGTTTACAGATGGTATATTATTTGCTTTCCATACATAGTCGGACGTATCTTGTATATATTCTGTATTTTTAAATATAGGGTATATAGTAAATCCAGTTGCATTGAAGTTACTAAAGAAATCAACATTTGATATGTTATTAGCAGCCCATACATATAAAGATGTATCTTGTATATATTCAGTTTCCATTGGATTAGCAAATATAGTGAATCCAGTTGCATTAAAATTATCAAAAAAATCTGTTGATGGTATATCATTAGATTTCCAAACGAAATCGGATGTATCTGTTTTATATTTTGTTTCTTTTGGTTTTGGGAATATTGTGAACCCATCTGCATTCGTATTAGCAAAAAAATCAGTTGATGGTATATCATTGGATTTCCATACAAACTTAGAAGTATTCTCATTAAAATATGTTTGGTATTCTGTAGCAAATGAATCGAACCCAACAGCATTAAAATTATTAAAGAAATCAACCACTGGTGGCTCATCTGTTTTCCAAGCAAAATCACTACTTAATAAATTATAATCGGTTATCTTATTAACAGCAAAAGTAGTAAACCCTTTAGCGTTATTATTTTTAAAAAAATCAATTGAATCTGGCTCATCACCAACCCATACAAAGTTAGACGTGTCATATTTATAATTCGTTGTCTTCTGATTTGTTGTGAACCCAGATGCGTTCGTATCGGTAAAATTGTTGGTTTGTTGTGTAGTATCAATGTCAAATTTAGAATCTATAGAGGTAATATCAACATTTTGTATGTTGTTAATTGGTTTATCATTAAGCAATTCAACCAATGGTTTAGTTTGGAATCGTTGTTTAAAATAATTTTGTGTAGTAATTAGATCTATAAGTGCCATGTATATAAATATATGTTAATGTATAATAATAGTTAATATCTACTTGGTGTCGGTCCGAAATTTGCATTTGCTTTATTAGTTGCTTCGCCAACTTTCTGTCCATCAAGATTAACATTAATTTTCATATTAGCCATTAATCTATTAAATTCAGCCATAGCTTCAACCAATGCCTTGTAGTGTTGTTCAGCTGGATCATATATATTTGGATCAATTGGTTTACCGAAATATCTACTTTGTTCATTGGCTTTACTGTTGTTAGTGGCTTCTTGCATATTACGGTTAGATTTTTTAGTGGCATCATCCATTGGATTACCACCTTTTTCATTATCTGATTTTGATTTATTAGTATCACCCTTACCACTCCCATCAGCCATATATTTCACAAGTGGGTAAAATGAACCAAATATCATACGCATAAGACCATCACCCATAGCATAAAATAGGTTACCGAATGCGTTACCCATACCAGACATGATACCTTCACCTATCTTCTCACCTATAGAATAGAATATAGGTTTATCCGATGCTAACATTTCTAATAACCCATTCATCATTTTAGGTAGATTCATTAGAAAACCAGCTATACTTTTTATTGTAGATTCAAAATTATTATCTAACCAATCAGATAAATTAGACACTACCTTAGCAAATGCACTATCTGGTCTATTAAGTTCATATACAAATCTATCTAATACTCTATTTAGAGGTTCTACTAATGGCCCTAATAATACATCTTTTATTTTATCCCACGCAAGCCCAAGTGATTCCATAAATGATAATGATCTTTTACTACGCAACACTTCCTGAACTATCATACGCTTCCTAGTATCAGTAATACCATCCAACTTATTTTTTAAATCATCAATACCCATATCATATACATTGAAACCTAAATCTCGTATGTTCTGTTGTCTAGTTAAAATATCAGTTAATTCTTCAGATGTCATACCCAATGCCTTAGCGAATGCTTGTTGTTGGAATGGTAATTTAGAAGTAAATTCATTTAGACTACCAGCCTGCTCTAAAATAGATTCAAACATTAAATCGGTTCTACCTATCATTTGATAATATCTAGCTGCATCAAGATTTATATTTTTACCATATATAATCCTAGCTTCCATTTCATCTTTCAATGAACTTTCAACATCAATTAATTTATTACCAAAACCATCAATATCTTTCAAGCTACGACCTAACATCTTAGATTTCTGAACTAATAATACCATTTCCTGTGTAGTACCTTTAAATCCAGCTGCTATATCTAATGGTATATTAGATAATTCCTTAAATACATTTCTCCAATCTAGTATAACACCAGTACCATCTTCCATAGCCATCATAACACCAGAGATACCATGTACCATACTATTAAAATTAGAACCTAAAGCTAACGATACAAGATTTAAATTTGATGCTTCCTGTACAGATAGTCCTAAATTGGCAGTTATCAACATCAAACTTTCTAACATAGAATCGTATGTTTTTGATATACCACCACTCATCATCAAACCACCAAGTTCTTTTTGATAATCAACCTGTAATTCTAATACTTTTAGAAATGTAGTTCCTAACGCAGATGTCTTTTCAAATTGATTGGCTAGTTGTCTAGACGCATTAACCATATTAGTTATCTGGTTTGCTGATGTTCCTGCTTTCTTACCTAAATCAGCTAATGATTGATTCATATCTACGATTGCTTTAACTACCAAAGCAATAGCTACTATAGCCCCAACTACAACTACAGCTACAATCGCCACGGTTGCCCCAACTACTACTGCTGCCGCAGATAAACCAGCCATCGCAGCTGACATACCTCTTACTGACGCAATAGCAGGGCCCAAAGTTTGGTTCATTGATTTAAACGCCATACCCATCTTACCAGGGTCTTTCATTAGTCCTTGTTTGACTGCATTTTCATTAGCAAAATAATTATGCTTGAATTTCTCTTTGAAGTTAGTTGATTTTTTTGCAAACCCACCTAAATGTGATACCACCCTACCAACACGACTTTTCTCTAATCGCTGTGTAAATCTTTCTGGTGCACCACCAATCATATTAACTGGGTGACTTTTAAATTTTAATTGTTCTTTTTGTAGTTTTTGTTCTTCATTGTATTGTTTTTTTAATCCAGTTAAATATTTTTTACCCTCACGTGCCTTATGTTGATCCATAACACGTTGATGCTTCATCATAGAATTGAATATTTTAATCTCAGTTCTTAATTTATCACGTGCTTCTTTCTCACGTATTTGTTCCATAACACGCTGATGCTTCATCTGAGCTTTAAATAGTTTAGTATTAACCCTTATACGTTCTTTCTCATCTCTATCTATCAATCGTTGCTTAATATTCTCTTCTTTCTGTTTATCACGTGCATCTTTATTTCTTATTTGTTCCATAACACGTTGATATTTCATCTGAGCTTTAAATACTTTGGTTTCTGTTTTTATACGAAACGCTTCATCTCTATCTAATCGCATTTGTTCCTTACGTGCTTCTTTCTCACGTATCTGATCCATAACACGCTGATATTTCATCTGAGCTTTAAATAGTTTGGTTTCTGTTTTTATACGAAACGCTTCATCTCTATCTAATCGTATTTGTTCCTTACGTGCTTCTTTCTCACGTATCTGATCCATAACACGCTGATATTTCATCTGAGCTTTAAATAGTTTAATTCTAGTTCGTAAACTATATTCACCATCCTCATTTTTGACAGAAGTTGGATTATCAAAATTACGTTTGTATGCACCACTATTATGAAATGAATTGCGATTTGATTTAACCTCACCACCAACCATATTAGGTATTTTTGAAATTGATCTTAGTTTGCGATTTAAATCTATTAATAGATTTGTAGACTTATTTAGGTTTGTATTGAATCTATGTAATGATTTATCAATACTAACATCTACATTTTTATTATTTGATACATTACCTTTATTAGATAGTTTCTTTATATCAGTTAATATTTTTTTATTTTCTTTTTGTTTTTTTATAATCGAAGTATGTAATCGATCTAGTTCTTCTTGTTCATACTTTTGGCTTTGTATAACATCATGAAGATCATCTTGTAACTGTCTCAATTCCTTTAAATTTTCAACACGTTTATTATGTAGTTCTTGTTCTTTAGGATCCATAATTCCATTCTAAAATAATAAGCATTTCTATTAAATAAATAGAAATGCTTATTTGTTTTTACTATCTTCATATTGCTTATTTTCAGTCTCAATCTGCTTAATTAACATATTAGTGTATAATTTTCGTTTATTGACTGGCATCTCATATACATCGTCAAATGTAAAACCACCTTTACCAAAATATATAAGATTAAAAATTTCTTGATTTATATACAGACTACTCTCGTAGCCCAACCCAAAAAAAGTCTACATCTGGGTAGATTTCCACTGTCTTTGTTATACCAGTTGATTCTGACGTTACTTCTTGATTCCAATCTAAACCTGGTGATATTGCTCTGATATATTTTTTTAAATCACGACTATCACTTATAGGAATCTCATTTATAAATTCACCTATAGTTTTGGGTGATGAATCACCATTAACTGATTTGATTATACTTTTTAGATATATAACATTATCAGGTATAACTTCAAGTTTATGTTTTAAGTTCTTCAGTGTATTTATTTCTGATTCGTATTGTAATGTTGATCCATGTGTTGGTAAACAGAATGTTATCGTTGCACCACATCTGGTTAATTCCATTTCAAATTCATTCTTGTTAGTAAATATAGACCAATCATCAAGTTCTTTATCGGTTATGTCCTTTGTAAGATCGACATCTAACTCCATAGTATTATATTCATCACCTGGATCAGTTATACTAACTTTATAATCCTTTCCATATGATAATACTCTTGCAGCTACAAGTAATGCTTCTTTATCACCCTCTATCATCTCATTTAGATTAACACCATTAGTAACTACTATACTTTTTAATAATCTATCAAATAATATACTAGCTCCTTTACTTATTAAGTTTCTAGATGTTAATATATCTTCATCTCTAGCAGTTAAATATCTCATCTCAACCTCTCCAGATGACAATATACTTTCTTTTGGATAAACCAATCCTTTACTAGGGAGTTTTATCGTTTCTGATGGGTATTTTGTTCTTACTGGTGCTACCGTGTGTTGTTGAGCTACCTTCATAGCCATTTCTTTGTCCGACAAAGCTGTCGTACTATGTTCACTTTCTAAATTAGCCATTTGCTACCTTTATAATTAAAATATTTAAAAATTCGTCGTATATAAATACAACTTAAAAATATATAATACAACTAATATTTAATTTATTAGTTGTATTATTAAATTCAATACAATTGAATAATTGATATTAATATTGTAATATCGCATAATCATATGATAAAACTACTGTACTTTTTACAGCACCACCAGTTTCCCAATCTAATGCACCTGGTTCATAGTTATTAATAAATGCACCCTTTAATGTCCATTCTTCAATTTTATCACCAACTGGACCTAATAGGTTCAATGTCAAATCTTTTTTATAGAAATCAGCATAACCATCTCTACCAGTTAAAGACTCATGTGATAAACGAATCCATTCCATCATGGATTGTGCTGCTGATGGTACGATTGGATCGTATAACGTTAATGATATATCATTCCAATTACTTTTACCCTTAACCTTTCTGTTAACATTGATGTGGTGTAATACAGTCACTTCATGTTCTATTTTAGGTCTTTCTGCCCCATGTATGATAAATGCAGGTACACCTTCAATGTACAACACAAATCTATTAATCTGTTTTGGTTCATATGAGGTGAAAAATATCTCATTCGGGTCTAATAGTTCTGGCATTTGCCTTCCTCAATTTTATTAGTTCTTTTCTATATATAAATATAATTTAATTTCGTTTTTTAGTTAACAATGTATTTATATCTCTCATTGCAACTGGTTTAAATATAGAAACCTCTATACCAGTATCTTGTATATATGAATCAAAATCAACTGGTTGGTACGTAGATGTGTACAATTCTATAGTTCCATCTGGATATACCAATGCAATTACACGTTTTAAATCATTTTCATCAGATGCGTTTTTATCTAATATATAATATGGTTTTATCATAAATTTATTAGTGTATTTCTTGTACTTTTCTGATGCTTGTAATGGAAGACACCATTCATAACCCATAGTCTGTATACAAGCAGTCACCTGTATATTTGGAGTTGTAATCATAATACCATTTTCATTATATATAGTTGATATTAGATTTTGGCTTTCATGGTTTATTCTGATTTTATCAGTATCTTCAACGCTATTCATCAATTTAAGTGCATCTAACGTTTTATCCATATTATCAGTATCTAATACTTCATCTGGATTAACAATTCCAAGACCAGATAGTCTTTGTAGATTTACCATGAAATCACGTATATCATCTAGTTTCTTATCATGTTCCACAAAGAATCTAAGTAGTTTCTCAACATACTTCTTATTTGTGGATGGATCCAATGACAATAGTTTCTTGTATGTATCACCATCTACCTTACCAGACTTTACATATTTATTATATGTATCTTTCTTATAATCACGATTATCAACTCTACTCTTTGGATTTCTTTTAACTGATGCTCTGGGTTTTTGTTTGGTAGTTTTACTATCTACTTCTTTCCCAGATGGATGTTTCCATGTACCGTCGGATTGTTTCTGTAAACCAGTTATTAATGATATATCACCAGCCTTATATTTGGACGTTCTATATTCACTAATTATATTTTGTATTATATCTAATATTTCATTCTGATTCATCATCAACCTTATTTTTTTTAGATTTTATCTTATCTGGTTCAATCTTGGGTGTAGGTGTTATTTTGTCTATATAAACGTCTATATTTTTAGAAATACTATCATGTATATTATTATACAAATAAGACCAAAATTCATCAGAACCTTTTCTAAAATATTCTTGTATTTTATCTTTATCCAGACTATCTATAAATAATTTATTTATATAATATGATTTATCAGCTAACATACATTCATCTTCTGTATGATACACTTTACCATTGTAAGACTTGTATAATTTAACTTGTTCCATATAATTCTCTTTAATTTAAATAATGAGGGGAGTATTAGTCCCCTCTATTATATTATTGCTCGTTAAATGTAGCACCGGTCGGAGTAATATTGAACGGAATTATAATCTGTTCAATTGATTGTGCTGGTTGTAGTATGATTTGACCTACTAATTGTTTTCTATCTATAACTTCTGGTGTATTAACTGTTTCATTAACTATTACTTGGAATGAATACAAACCTTGTCTTTGTTGTACAGCTTCTAAATACGCATTAACTATATTCAAGAATATCAATCTTGTAGATGTAGTATTATTCTCAAACACCAACGATCTTACTTGTGACGTTATAAATGATTTTAAGTTTATTAATAATCTTCTAACATTCACTCTGTCTAATGAGCTTGGAATACCTTGTAATGTTTTCTGACCCCATATTGCAATTCCTTCTCTTGGGAATGTAGCAATTGGATTGACTCTTGCATCATACAAAGTATCTCTTTCTTTTCTTGTTAATCTATTTCTAACATCAATAGCACTATTAACTTTACCTCTATTAAACCCAGCTGGTGCGAACCACGGATTTGATATTCTATCATTATATGCTATTACACCACCAACTACAGTTGTAGGTGGAACCCATACTGGTTTATTAGTGTCTGTATCTAGGATTTTAACCCACGGATAATATGTAGCTGAATAATTACTGTCTATCGCTTGAATAGATGATATTGTAGTTGTTATATTTGAATCTAATCCAGATGGGTCTATTATATAGAATACATCTTGTCTTTCTTCACACATATTCTTAGCATACTCTATTATACCAGAGTGGTATTGATATACTAATCCAGGTGTTAATAACATATTAATATTATATACATCTGCATTGGATAATATATCTATAGCTCTTTTATAAGAGATGTAACCAGCTGACGTTGTGTTTGTTAAATCAAGTCCTTGTGTATTAGCAGCTGACATATCACTACCAACTTTACGTTGTTGATTTGGTTTCCATCCATCAAATCCACCTTGAAATGGAACTATGAATTTTCTACTTGATATAGCAGTATTTAAACTATTTAAATCTATACTACCTGAGTATGGACTTGTTGAGTTTGGATAATTTGCACCTGCTTCTTGACTATAATTTGATAATAAGAAGTCTGTGTTTGATCCTGTAGTTTGACTACCAATAACTGGTAATGGTTTTAAGTAATTTGCATTATCAGTATTTGAGAAATCATAATTAAATCCAAAATATTTATTTGCATTGTAAGATGCATTTATAGTCTGACTTGTAACATATGAACACGCTACTGGTTGTGTAAATGAACTTGGTAATGGACTTACTAATGATTTAAATCCAAAAGGAACCAATGTAGGTGATATAGCTTTATTTTTAACTGTATTAGTTAATTCAACTCTAACATAGTTAGATTTTGTTGAGTAATCTCCAGATACAGTTATTTTTCCAGTTGAATCGGATGTTACATATTGATCACCAATAACTCTACCAATATAAGTAGCTGAGTCTGGATCCAAATCACAAGTGAATCTTTCAACCACATCATGTCTAATATCATCATCTGACGATTTAAACGGTGAACCTTGTATTTTATCACTATTAACCTTTCTAACTACAACGTCAAATTGACCATAGTTAGAACCTGCTATAGTTCCAGCTGCTCTGATATTATCAATTGCAACCTTAATTTCATAGTTTGAATTATCACCATGTGATAAAGTTTTAAACTTAAATAGGTTAGTAGTTGATGAACCAACTTGTTGTGATGTAATCCATGGAGTTTCAGCTTCTGAATATTCTGATGAGAAATCCCAATCTTCTGATGATCCAGTTTCAATTGTTATATTAACTTCACCTTCAGATGTTGTAGATATTCTACTAGCTTCATTAGCAAAGTTAGAATATATATATACTGGTTCTGTAGAGTTTGGACTTGATCCAAATAAACTACCAATCCAACTATTATTCGTAGAGAATAATGATGATGAATATGAAGTTCCATTCTTATCAGTTGCACCAGTAAATGCCGATGTGTCTGTTACGTATGAACCAGATACAGTTATTACAAATGATCCAGTTGTTGTAGAACTAGTTACCATTGTACTAGCCTCAAATAAAGCATCAATACCATCACTTGTAACTACATATGTAGGGTGTAATGTTGTTATAGAATATTCTCCTAATGAAGACGATGCTACTATATTTATAGGATTTGTAAGTGAATAACCACTTGTACCTAATAATCTAATAACAGTTAATGATGTTCCATTTGATAAATATTCTTTAGCTGTATATGATGTATATTGCTTATCGTTCATAGGTCCAAACTTGTTACTATATTCGTTTCTAGTAGAAACTACCGTAGGAACAAATGCCCTACCCTTAACAGTTGGGCCTATTAATGCTGCACCAATCTCACCTGCCACTGTAGATACAAAAGAACTATCTATCTCTTGTGTGTGTATCCCAGCTGATGAACCCATTGCTCGTGCCATTTAATTTCCTCAATTAATCGTTTTGTATGAATTTTTTTCTATCTAAATCTGCTTGACCATGACCATATTTCTCTGAAAGTTCGTCTATCAATTCTCGTTCTTCTTGTATATAAACTTCTTCTTGTCTAAGTTCTTTCTGAGTGTCACCGTCAATTTTATTAATCATTTCTTGTAACTTATACTTATTTATAACTAATTCTCCAATCTTTAATCTCTGCTTAACTTTTTTATCTCTTATTGCAGTGATTTTAGTTATATCGTTTTCTTCTAAATCTAGCTCTTTAGGCATATCAACCTCTATCTTTTAATAATTAAAATATATAAATATAGATATGAATGTATAAGTGTTCATATCTTATAATAAATATAAATAAAAAAGCTCAAAATTATTTAACTTTGGTTTATAACGATTTGTTCAGGTTGTATAAATTTGGTATTATTGTTATTGTACCAATATTCATCTTGGATTATATAACCATCTAATGTCAAATTGCAATTAGCAGTCACTTTTCTCTCTGTATTAACTGGATTAACAGTATCATACATAAACGGACTAAACTTTGATGTGAATTTATAATAATGTTCATCTCCAAATGCAAGTCTATTATATGATAATAGTTTTTGTACTATCTCATCTAACTGTGATTCCATATCAGTCCATATAAATACATTATATGTTATATATACATAATCTGGAAATACTATCTTATATTGTGTTTTCTGTCTTTTTGTATTATTTAATACTGAATATCTGTTGTATGTGTTGTTCTTGTCATAAGAACTATTTGTAGTCCACATAGTCTCGGATTCACGCAATACATTAGGCTTTCTCATTTCATCTCTGACTTGTATATCAGTCTTTCTTATAGCTATCAACGGACATTGTAATTTATGTTTATCATCTCTCAAATAACCAAATTCATTATGTTCAGTCCATTTCTCTCTATTCATCCATAATACAGGAACTTTTAAATTTTCATTTTGATTTATAGTTATGTAAGGTGATATTACATCATTAAAATATGTTAGTAATGCATCAGAATTATCTTCTAATGATACAGTTGGACCTTTTTTATCTGTACCAGTAAATTTTATTTGTTCATGTCGTTTATTAATAGTATGATTATTAGGTATATCAATATCATTAGTATGTGATGATATTGTATTCTTTAAATCAGGTTTATTATATATTTTAATTTTATCCATTATCTAAGAACCCTCTGTGTCATTGGAAGAGAAGTATCTTTAATTTTATAACCTCTACATTTTATAGATACATTATAACCATGTTCAGTTCCATTGTAACTTGTAGTTGGATTCTTACCTGCAAAATATTCATTTTGGAATATTTCAGATAATTCAAAAAAATCATTATCCCATTCTAATATATCACCTGTAAATGGCTGATAATTAAAATTTTCTAATTCATCATATAAAAATGAAAATGAAATTCCTTGATTATAGTTAAATCCTGTATTTGCACTTTCAAACATAGGATCAGTTCTATCCACTAAACAATTAATTAAAAATGGTTCATAATACATTTTGTTCGTTGTTTCACCATAAGTATTATTTGATGTCATATTGGTTGGATCTAATTGAAATACCTTAACTTCGGTATTAATAACTTTATTTATTAATTCCATATTTAACTTTCTAAAAAAGTCCATATCTCTAGATCTATCAAATAATGACATTATAAATTACCTTATGTAAATTTTCAATGGTATATTCAAGAATTGATTTCTAATCGCTTCTGATTCAGCAGTCATTTTTTCTAATTGACTACGTTTAGATAATTTCTCTAATGTATCCATTAACTCTTGTCTTAAACTTTCTTTCTCTTGTTGAGCTTGTATTAGTAAATCATTATAATTTAATGATACAGTTGAATTTGGTATTGGTATAGTAGAGAATTTACCTCTTATCAACCCAAGCCCTTCTTTAGCTAATGCTATAGCATAATTCTTAATCCATTGTCTACCTACAGAATTTATATCTGAGTATTGTATATTATCATAAGGAACATTACTATAATCACTAACTATACTATTAGACCCACTAGGTTCAGAAACATCTAATCTTTCATCACGTAATATATATTGATATGTTAATTTATGTGTGTGTTCTGGAACTGGGAATATACGTAGGTTATTATTTATAAGTTCAAAGCTATACGATGATTTTCTAAATTGATCATTAAATTCAATCGCTTGCATTCTAACTAAATCTTCAAACATACTATAAGGTGTTAATGTATAAGTTACACCCTGTGCATATCCTGATAAACCCATTGCATTTAAGAAATCTCTATTACCTAAGTTAGGATCAAAATATCTTAAATTAGCTGGTATAGCATAATGAAATACACGTTTAATCTCTATACTACCAGATCCACCGTTCTGCTCATACAAGTCCTGTAAATCGTATAATTGCACACCTTCTTCTAACTGTACGAATCCCTCTCTCCAATCTAAATTACCACCTGCACCAACTTCAGCTGAATAGTTCTTTGCTATTCCAATAACTCTATCTAAACTGTGTTTTATTACCTTTCCACTTAGAGATGCATCTCTATCTGAACCTTGAACACTTATAAAGTTATCAATTGTATTGTATTCATTTACAATAGCACTATATTCAGTTATAGATTCCTCTATAAATGAATACATTGATCCAGATGTCAATTCGACATCCATAATAGGATAACCAAGTCTATTAGCTATTAATGTAGCTATCTTAGGTGCGTCATTCTGAAATTGAATATCATTATCATAATATCCAAAAGGAGTTGACCCTGATACTGGACCTGGACTTCCATCCCAAATAGGTATTGTTATTGTTGCCATATATTAATAAATATAAATGATTTGTTATTTTGTGTTCTGATATTTATCAAATCTAATCATAAATTCATCTAAGATTGGATGTCTATGGTTTGATTGCATTTCAAATGTAGTAAAACCATTTATACCTTGACCACATTCAATTAAAAATTCTAAACCACTATCACGTCTATTCTTTAAATCAATTTGTCTATAATCACCACAGAATATCATTTTTGATCCTTTACCAAGTCTTCCAATTATCATCATCACTTGGTCTATAGTTATATTCTGACACTCATCAATTATAAGACATGCATTTGAAAACGTAACACCTCGTAGATATGCTAATGGTGATATTACTATATCATCATTATCCATCATATTTTTTATAGTTTGTTTTTTTTGTGTGGAGCTACCATAACATTTTCTAAAGTTATCATATACTGGTTGTAACCAAGGTTCCATTTTTTCATTTATATTACCTGGTAGGAAACCAATCTCTTCCTTTGATACTGTTGGTCTAGTTATATGTATTCTATCTATCTCTTTATCAAAAAATGCTGATAACGCATAGTTAACAGCACTCAATGTTTTACCTGATCCAGGCTTACCGAATAACACGGTAATATCATTTTCGATTATAAGTCTTTTGACTTCTTTTTGTTCTTCATTTAACTGGATGTCAAATGTTGGTTTCGTTTTTGGTCTTGCTTTTGATTTATTATCAATCTTAATATCTAAAATTTCACCGTTAGTCTTCTTCTTAGCCATAGAAACCTCTTGGTATATTTAAAACTCGTTACTATTAATAAATAGATTTAATATTTCAAAATATATTCGCTTTTATGTTTAGATTTGTTATTAAAATGAGAAGTATTATTCTGTAAAAAATACTCATCACCATCAGGAAAATACTGCCTAAGATTAGAACTGAAATTTATCAATTTGTTATTAAATTTGTTAATTCCATTTACGATGAATTGGTCTACCCATTCTTCCAAAGAAGAGTAATAAATATGATTAGAGTAAATTTCTTTATCATAGTATGGTATAGAAGTAAACGTTAAATCAAAGTTGTAAGTATCACTATAATCTTCCAATTTAGAATTTAATATAGTTACATTATCAAAATTAGAAGATAATAATTTTAATTCATTATAAGTTTCTATATTAGGTTCTAACCCAATATATGTTCCATTTGGATATATAGATTTGAATCCTAATAATCTACCACCAAACCCAGCACAAGGGTCTAATACAACTGGAGCTGTATTATCACCTATAAAATGTTTATATATTCTAGCAGCTACAACTGGTTTGAAAAATGATATTGTATGTCTAAGTGATGACATACCAACATTTATATTTCTAATTGAGAAATCATATACTTCGTCATTACTACCAAGACCAAGTCTATTTTTAATAATTTCAGTTACATGTTCATCAGAATTGTAAATTTCATATGGGGATTTTGAGTTGTTATAATGTGATTTCCAATATGATTTAAATATTGATTTTAAATATTCATTGCCTACAACTGATGTGTTGTTATTAAATGTTTTATCTTCTAATTTGAAGTTGATAGTTTTATCATATATAGACTTTGTTATTGATTGTATATTATAATCACCAAATGGATATGGGTAATCGTCTATAAATTCCCTTATGAATTTTCTATATAACCACATATTTTTATTTATGTAATCGGCTTTTAATTCTATATAATCTTTACGTATTATAATATCTTTATATGATACATTAATATGGTTATTAGTATTATAATTTAAAATATCATCAATACTATTTATATTATAAACGTCCTTCTCCATAATCCTAATTAAATTCGGTATATTTCTATTTTTACGATTATCATTTATAACTCCAGATAATTGTCTATGGTTTAAATCCTTTAATGTTGTTGGATGCCAATAAACACCATCAACCTCAATATACATATCATGATCATATAAGTAAAAATCTATTATACCAAATTCATGTTGTGCTTGTGGCTCAAATCTACATCCTGATTGTTCAAGTATAGATTTTATATGTAGTTCTATTTTTGTATCTTTATAGTCACTGGTCATTCCACGTTTTATAGCTGCTTCACGCATTTTAGATTTACTTTCTTCTGAAAATATATAACCTGTTTTAACTGGTTGATGGTGATCCACATAATTTCGTCTAAATGGTTCGGATACAAGTAATGTCACCTCTTCTCCACAACCACATTCACAGAATTTTGGTTCGTCATCAAATATATATTTTCTAACATAATCTAATTTATCCATATTATGTTTTTTCTTAACATGATGTGATAACGTAACTTCATTATGAAATTCGTTATTGCATATTTTACATGTTACTCCATTAGTTTCTTTTATTTTGATACGACGTAAGTATTTTTGTCTGAATTCTGGATGTGTCTTTACATACTCATCAATTGTTAATCCACCATGACCATCTCTTAAATGTGTAGCCATTCCTCTGGTTGAATATGTTTCTTTGCATATTCCACACTCCACAACATTATTTTTTAACTCTCTATTTTGGAACTTTAATTTATTTGGTCTAAATTCACCATATAAATTAACATATTCATCTGACTTTATTTTATGTGCTTTGAATATATGAGCAGCCATTCCTTTATTGTCAACTTCGTTTTTGCATATTTTGCATATTATCATAATAATTATTCATGTTTGTTAATTAATAATATACAAACTTACGAAAAAGAAATGATATAACCTAATTTTATTACAACGCATATTAATCTTTGTATATCATGTTAAAAATAAAAAAACGATTGTCATTTCTAACAATCGCTTTATTTTAATCAACTTACAATTTATAAAATTATAAACCATAAACAGTTTCAAGTCCGTCAATTTTAATTCTACCATAGAACTCAGGTCTATAGATTTTTTTAGCATAGCGAGTCATTAAGGCTTTAGATGGCACATAATTCACAGGATCCCATATAATTGGCGTAGAGATTAACGGAATGTAAGGAGCATACACCGCACCAGTGTGCAAGAATGAATTACCTTTATAACCCATTAAAATCTCATTGTTAGTATAGTAAGGAATCACATAAACATCAAACTCACCTCTAAAGTTACCAACTTTCTTAGTACCAGCTGAGAAGTTTTTAGTATAGTCTTTACTAGCGTCAGAACTGAATCCTGGCATAGATTGGAATATAGTTGCAATTTTAGGAGATGTAACTAAGAAGTTAGCACTACCCAATTGAGTTTTTTGATAGATTTGGTTTGATACACCATTAACCGTGATCATTAACTCTTGGAACCATTGTGTTCTTGTATATGCAGCAGTTTCACCTTGAACAGTAGAGAAATCTGTCATTTCAGTACCATTGAATGTTCTACCCAATTTAGCACTCCAAGCAGCTGTATTAGTAGCACCATCTCTTAACATTTGTAATATTTCTAAATCCTGCTCTCTCGAAATATAATCGCCCATTACAGTTGTTAATTCTGCCTCTGCATCAATTGAATGATAAGCATTAACGTCTTGTTGGAATTCAGGAGTCCATGTTGTTTTTAACTTTCTAGTCTTAGCCACGATCTCTTCAGATCTGAATTCCATGTTTAATTCTGGAATATCTAAAGGTTCTTCTTGTGTTTTCGTATATTCAAAATCACCTCTCACTTCTGAGCTTGGTTGTTTGTGATATGTAATCACTAAGTCAGTTGACAATTCATCTGCTGAACCAGAAACCACAAATGTAATTTGTGTTTTAGCACCATTGATTGATGTGAATTGTGGGTAATATGAAGATACACCAGTACCAGCTACTTTGAATGCAGATACACCAGCTATATCAGGAGTTGCTAATGAAGCAGCTGCTACAGTGATTGTATAGATTGAATCAGCTAAAATTCCAAATGTATTACCTGTTGCCGTAACAGATTGTGACCATTCTGTATCGTAATTGTATGTTGCTGCTGATGCCATAGCACCAGAAACGAATGTTGATGCACCAATAGTTGTTCCAACTGATATTGCTGATGAAGTTACGTCATTGATTGTATAACCAAATTTACCGTCACCATATAAACCACCTCTTGCTTCACCTTCTTCTTTAGTAACACCCCAAACGGAATCTTCTTGTGAGTCTTTACCAGAGTTATTTTCGAAACCTGGTTGAGCAGTACCATATTTAAACTCTAGATAGAATACTAGTCCAGAAGGCATATTCATTGGTTGAACAGATACAAATTCCTTTGCTACTGTATTACCGAATACTCTTCTTACTAATGGTAATGCGATACCATTCCATTCTTCTGAGTTAGCAGCAGTACCTAATCTTGATGATTCATGTACTAATCTTTTTGCTTGGTTTTCAAGCATTAATGCCATATTCCTTTTTTCGTAATCAGAAGATAAATCTTCTAATAGGTGGGTAGGTTCCCACTTTCTAATTAAATCTGCTGACTGTCTGATTAAGTTAGCTTCTGTGTTAGAAGTCTCAGTCAATAGATGTTGTAAGCCATTATTAGCCACTTTTTGTCCTCAATTTATTTTTGTTGTTTAATCGCCTAAACTGTAATTTAGTATTGATTTGAATTTAGCAAATTGGTCACCTTTACCTTCTGTAATGTTTTTCTTTACAGTTTGATTACCAATGTGTTTAGCACTTTCTTTAATTTGTATTTTACTCTTAGGAGCTACATTATTAATGTCAAATGCTTCTGTGAATGATTCGAAGTATATTTTAATATCGTTTTCTGATTTAGCAGAATCGAACTTTTCAATTATTCTCTGTCTTGTCTGTGCGTTAATAGGATACTTATCGAAGATAGTATTCAGATATTGTAATTTAGTTAAGTCTCTCTTCTGTTCAGTTAATGTTTTATTGTAAATACCAATAGCTTGTTTTAACTGTTCGTTCTCATTACTTAACGTTTTATTTTTGTTTTCTAAAGTGATAACCTTACCTTGTAACTGATCAAATGCATATTTAGATACACTATTAGTTTCTGATAAATTATTATTTACTTCTTCGTCTTCTACTATTTCTAAAGAATCTTCTTCTTCACTAACAGTATCTTCTTCATTCATTTTCTTTTGTTCTGCGTCTGGAGAACTTTTCTTAACCGTACCCATTTCTGAGTTTGGTTCGTTTTGTTTTGGTGCATCCATATCTTGTGTAGGTGATGCATTTTCTTCTACTTCTTCTTGTTCTTGGTTAATACCAGGTTCGATTTCGTCAGCTGGATCTAATCCACGTTCTAAATCAGGATCCATTTCTGGATCTGGTGTTAATCCTAACAATTCTTTCAAAGCATCGATTATATCTTGCTTATCAATTCCCATTTCTGGTTCTACCTCTGGTTCCATTGTAACTGATTGATCAGTTGCATCAGGTTCCAATGTTGGTACCATATCTTCTTCTACATTGGTTTCATCCAATTTTTCTGAATCTGGATCTTCATCCGAAACGTAAAGTTCACTCACCTCCTTTTCGTATGCTTCTTCGTCTTCCTCTTCGGAATCCATTTCAGATAATTTTTCTGAAACCACAGCGCTGTTTCTAGGAACAAACTTTTCAGTTAGTGCTCTCTGAACATGTTGCGTGAATAACTCCTTAGAGTCTTCAGCCATATTCATAGCCTCTTCCAACATTACGTGTGTATTTGATGTTTCTTTTGACATCTAAAAACCTCTTATATTTCTATGATTATTGTCAATCATAATATTATTATTAAATAACTATGTATGTTTTAAATGGTTATTACTAGAACCATTATAATTGATGTATTATACACCTTATAAATAAATATAAATAAAAAAACTCAAAATTATTCGTCGTTACCAACTTCATAGTACCTATCTATAATGATACCAATGGAATCATAACAATTAGATAGTCTTTCTTTTAACGGTCGCAACTCTTGTGCTGTTTTTGTCATTAACTTATATGTATCTTTTAATGACTTCATATCTCTATTAACACTAACTTTATCCATCCAATCTTGTGTTTCTTGAAGAGTTAGTATCTCCATATTTTCTATCATATTACCTAAACTCTCAATAACTTCATATAATCTATCATCACCATACATAAGTGTTGAATGATTACCATATTCTCGTATTTGATTTAATAACATAGGAACATCATTTTTATCTAACGTTCTCTCTGACATACCAGTTAATGATTCATTTATACGATTACTTCTATTTATAATGTCTTTAAAATCCATTACATTTCCTATTTACTTTATTTTGCCAAAATTAACTTTTACTATATTATCATTAATTGGATTTTTAATATAGACCATATATTTAGAACTATCACCTAACATTATTTCATTAAGATTAATACGATTACCATTGTATTCTCCCTCTTGTAACGTATTGTTCATAGTACCAATATATATATCCATTAATATACTATCTATAATACCTTGTATATTCTGTATATCTCTATCAGAATCCTTAGTTGGTTTTAATTTTGAATTTGTCTTATCAGAAAATAATTCTAGTTCTTTCTCTGAAAGAGAATCTGATATATCTATTATTGTTTGTTCTACATCTTTAGTTTCACCACGCTTATACGCTAATGCCTGTTTTAGTGTATCACGTTGTTTATCTGCTTTGGATGTCATATACCACATCTCTGGTTGTATTGACAAAATATACCGTAGAATATATCATCTACATTTCTTTTTGTATTCTCTACGATAATCTCGGATGCTTCTGATTTTGTGTTCTCTCTAACTGGATTCATAAAACTACCATGATTAGATGGATTAGTTACAAAATCCCAACCTATCAACTCATAATCATCACATATCTCTGACGCTTCGTTGTTTATTTGTTTTGTTGAACCAACACCTCTACTTGATATTCCAAACTTATAACCACGTTTGATTATATTAGCTACGATTCTACCGGCTGGATTATCATCTAATATTTCTAAACGACCCATCACATTATTACCTTCCCACCATATACGTGTTATTACATGCGATGCATTCTTACCTTCAACTACTGTTGACTCTGGATGATCCAACTCACCATAAGCACGTTTCTCATTGACAAATTCTTTTATGTATTCTTCTATAATACGTTCAAATATTTTTTTGGGATATACACGTCCATTCTTATTGACTTTATCAACTGTAGTTAGTATTCCCTCAACGAACATACGTTTAAGTCCGTTCGTAGATTCATACATAACATTTACAGGTTCAAATATATTATATTCTAATATTGTGTTTTTCACGTTCCAGTTCCGTTTTCCGTTTTATAAACTTCTGTTTTTGCTTTATACTATTCTTCTTTTCAGAAGGGGAAATATAATGTTTAGTTCTATTAACTTCGTCTATGAAGTTATGATTTTTTTGTTTCTTCTTGAAACGTTTAAGCATTGAATCAACACTCTCAGTTCCTCTATTGGTAACACCAAAAGACATATATCACCTTTCTGTTTCGTTGTATATTGAATCTATCAAACTAATAACTGTATTAGTTTTCTCTCTTAATTTAATTAGCTTATCTTTAGATGATTTCAATAGTGATGTATCATCCATACCAGTTTCATGTTTTAACTTTGACGTATGCTTTAATTTCTTCTCTAATCCACACATCCAAGAATATAGCAATTTTATAGTTTTGTTCATTCTGTCTTTATCAGACTTATATGCATCATCAGACTTGTACTCTTTATACGATGCTTCCTTTATTTCATTTTCGCATTTACAAGATTTACCTTTGCACTTGCAACTTGATTTATTTCCGAATGCATTTGGTGTTAAGTACCCTGGTGTTGCATCACTTGTATTTCCTGCGTCACACCCACCTGCCCCATCACCATCTTCATCTAATTCATCATCAGTATCAGGTTCTATTATTTTTTTGTGTATCTTACTAAAATCCATTATCTAACTACTCCATTTCTAATAAATACATATTGTTTTGCGGATGCATTATTAACGACTTTAGATATACTAAATTCATATAATTCATTAACAGCCAATGCAGTTCCAGGTATAGACCCACCATCTGTAAAGTGTATTGTACAAGCTGTATTAGTTAGTATAATTGCCCCTGCACCATAATCTGATCCTGTAAATGAACTTGTACTTGTGTTCTGGACTTCTATTACTCTGTTCCATCTACCTGGATGTCCTTGCATAGCAAATGAATCTAAGTTTATAGTAGGATTTAAACTGTTCTTCTGTTGTGGATTCGGTGTCGCCATTATTATACCTTTAATACATTAACTAATTCATAAATATATAACATTGTAGCTATATGATTCTTTTGTAATTTTTCTAAACTTGATAACTCGGTAAGTATATCCAATACTTCATCTAACTTCACGGATAATACGTTTGAGCTTTGAGTTGTCTTTATTTTATTTATCTCTTCTTGTAATAACGGAATTTTTGATTTTATAAACTCAACCGTCATTTTTGAATTGGATGAATTTGTTATATATTCAACCAATATTGATTTTTGTTCTTCTGATAAATGTGAGAAACGCTCATTAAATTTCTCTATATATTTATCTAATATCTTAACTCTCTGATCAAATGGCCTATTTAAAAATGAATCCATTTGAATAGTTTGACTTTGTTTTGTCGCTGTTAAGTGATCTAATACAAAATACATATGATTTGTAGAATCTTCTTCTGAATACCCACTTTCCATTATAGTATTTATAGATGCTAGTAATTTGTAATTAGGAACTTTAGTTTTAAATAAATCCTTAATATCAGACGTATCTTTTAATTCTTTAACTAAATTATATTTTTCTCTATCTAATTTGTTTTTGTCCAAACCATTAAATCGCTCTATAATATTATCAATTAATATTTGTGCTTTGGTTTCTGATTTTGATGTTGTATTAACTAAAGTTCTATATAAATCATATTCCTTAGCTAATTCTGAATTGCCAGAAAAATACTTCTGTAATATAGGTGATACAGTTGATTCTCTTTGATGTAGAATATCATCTGTTATTTTTCTAGTTATAAATTCAAACATCAAACCAGTGTTTCTATATTTAGAATGCTTATTTTTGCTCATTTAACGACTCGTTGGTTTCTTCTTAATTATAAATATAAATAAAATTTAATTTTCTGTATTGGTTTTGTTTTTGATATACGACGTGTTAGCTAGTTTAGGCTTTTTCATTAACTCTTTATTGCCAAGTGTATCATACGCAAAATTGTTATCATGTGATCCATATTTGTCTCCTTCGGGTGGTCTCCCAACTGGACTTGATTGTGCTTCACCACCAGTCATAGCAACACCAGTTGATACAGGATCATTACCTTCCATCTCAATTTGTTTATATCTAAACTGTTGTTTCTTATCTTCTATCATTTGATTACGTGATATTTCTATCTCTTCATCATTCATATTAAATATATTTTTATATATATATTCTGATGGAATCATGTCCAACTCTCTCATGTGTTTAGATACATTAACTTTTGATTGCATAAGAGTTAACATCTCTTGTTGGTATATAAGTGATGGATTGTTTAATTTTATATCAAACTCTATCAACTCATTTAATTCAAATCCCTGTGCAAATAGATGTGTATATGCTATTTCTACTAATGTAGCTTCAATTTGACGTTGTATTCTTTCTATAGTTCTTGCAAATCTAACATCTTGTGCTGCTAAACTTGACCTACCAGAACTTTCATCTTCAAATCCCAAATATGATTTTGGAACCATTAGCCCAGCGAATAGTCTATTTTTTAAATAATCTATTTCATCAATCATATTATTATTATCTAAACCATCTAATGTTTCTATACCAGAACCATCATCTTTACCACGTCTAGGAATAAAATAATCTTCGTTTAAATTTTGTATGTTATAACGTAAATTATATTCTCCAGTATTTTGATCATAGATTGGAGTTTGTTTCATCTCAGCAGTGATACGTTCTATATAAGCATCTACAGCTGATGGTTCTATCCCAGCAACATCTATATTAAATACTCTTTTGTGTGGAGCACGTGTTATTCTATGAATCATCATTGCATCTTCCATCAATGATATTTGTTTCCAATGTTTTCTAACACCCTCTATTATAGACTTACCATAAGGTAGAAAGTTAGAATCTGATGTTAATCTAAAATGTGCTAATTCCCACTTCTCATATCTTTCTTTATTGAAATAATCACCGTATTCACCATAATCATCCTTAATCTTAAAGAATGTTGTTATTCTACCATAATCATCTGCATGCTCAACTCTCTCAACAATATAAGGTGATACTGACATTGCATTAACAACACCATAATCTTGCCTAACATCTAATAAAACTGGATAATCACCGTACTTACATGTTTCTCTAACCCAATTCCATAGGTTCATCTCTATATTCAACACATCATAAAATAAGTTGTCTAATATAGCCTTTAAATCTGCATTATCAGTTTTAACTACTAACATATCACCACGTTCATTGACTAGTGTAGCTTCATCAGCATACACCTTTAACGCAGCAGATATGATAGAATCTTTATCCATCATCTCGTAATCTTTGAATAAATCCATACGTTCTTGATTGAAATTATATGAATTATTTTCATAATCCACCAAACTTCTACGCATAACTAATCTTTTGTATCTATCAGATGTATAGGGTGAACCTGCACTCTGTATTACATTAGGATCAATTATTTTTAATTTATTCTTATCAATTCTCTGTACTATTACGTTTCCAGAGAATAGTTTATTTAACCTATCTTTTAAACTTGCCATTGTATATAAATATAATTGAATTTTTCTATAATAGTGATCTTAAATCAAATGAATCCCCATTACCAACTTTCATTTGCCAAGGATCTTCATTTTTAAATTGATGTTCGTTTTTAACTCGTTTGATGTTTCGTAGCATAGACATCTTAATATTACTACCTGCACCTCTAACTCTAACTGCAAAATCTCTAGTATATAGTCCTATTGCCATAGCAATAACTAAGTCATCATTATACCCTTTTGCTGCTTGTGTTTTTCTACCATCCCATATAAACGAATACATTTCATTTATAAGTCTAAGTGAATTTATTTTTGGTCGTGATGTATATACACCATTATGATCCATTTCTCTAAAATATAATGCTAATTTATCAATTATTAATTCACGTGTTACGTGTGACATAGTAAATCCAGGTGTCATACCATCTTTATTATATCTATAATCGTATTTATAAGCATTAGAGCTATCATCAAGAACATTAATAGCTGATTTTGAATAATATATATTGTCATAACCAATATCAATAACATCCTGTATTACAGCCCAACCAATACTATTATTCTCAACTACCAACATAGCATTATTATATTCTCTAGCTATAGATACAACTCTATTAGCGAATAACTTAGTATCAACCTGACCTTTGTATTCAGCCACTTGTTTTAATTCATTAACTTCTAATACTTGTACAGTTGAATAATCCGAACCGTTTCCACGTGCAACATCGACAGCAACTACATAATCATGTTTGTTTGATGCCTCTTCCCATATCCAAAAATCATTGTTATAACGAGTTTCGATTGGATCATTACATAATTTTTTGTATTCTTCTAATATCCTATGCTCTATCAATGAGTTACCTGACGAAGCGAAATCGCAATCATATTCCTGTGCGGCCTGTTTTTCACCTAACTCTATAGTTTGTCTATCTCTGAATGCTTGGTCTTGATCTGGATGTAAGTACCAAGGTAATTTTATAAAATTAAATCCATTAACACCTGCTTCTGCATTAGCCCACATATTATGAAAGAAATTTGCAGTTCCGTTTGGAGTTGATAAAAGTATAGTCGAACCACCTCGTGATAGGGTTGCTTGTGCTGATGTCCAAATCTCCGAAATATCATTAATAAACGCAATTTCATCAATTATTAATAGACTTAGAGCCTCTGACCTACCTGCATTCGGAGATGAACCAACTGCCTTTATTCTAGATCCATTCTTTAATACTAATGAAGTTTTATTATCTTCTTTTCTCGGTACCATAGACCTAAGAAATGTAGGTAGATTTTCATACATCAACTTAACTTTTCTAATTAAGTTTATAGCTGTCTTCTCATCAATTGCAATTACAAGTATATTCCTATTCTGCTCAAATATCATCATATGAACACATCGCATAGCAGTTAGAGTAGATATTCCCATCTGTCTAGCTTTAAGTATTATGTTTCTATCATGTTCCATAATAGATAATAATGCTTTCTCTTGAAATTCATACAGTTCAAATGGAACAACACCTTTCATCGGATGTTCTACTTTACAATACTTTTTAGCAAAATAAACTATATCTTGCTTACACTTTAGTAATTCTGGTTTTAAACTTTCTAATATTTTCTTATTCATAATCTTATAACATTATTAATATACCTAAAATCAACCCAGTTCCTAACCATAGTTCTTTTCTATCATACCATTTAGGTTGTAACTCTTCTATTCTTATCTTCTGTAGATTTATTATATCTTGATTTAACTTCTGTGATTTATCATATTCAGTTAATAAAAATTGATGTTCTTTTATAGTTGACTTATATAGTTCTATTTGTGACATCCTATTATGTATAATACTATCTTTATTATCAGATATATCGGTTAATATTTCTATCTTCTTCTGTAACTCATATATCTTAAATCCATATTTATACAAGTTCTCTCTTGGTAAACAAGTATCAGATTTCATTATATCAACTTGCGAATATAAACTGTATGTTGATAATATGAATATTAATATTATTATTCTACTCATTATCTATATTCCTAAGAATTGCTATTGATTCGTCATATGTTATTTTTTCTTGTTCTCTTATAGCTGAAAATGTGGCTATTAACTCTTGTTCTCTGGTATCTAACTCAGATAGTTTAATGTCTAATTCTTTTATGTTTCTATCTGAAACTTCTATATTATGTTTTAGTTCTTCTTTTCTACTTTCTATAAATTTAGATTCTGAACTTTTAGTATCTAACTTATTTTTATTATCTTCTAATTTAGATTCTCTATTCTTTTTATCATAAACAAAAAATCCAATTATACCCAAAACAACAATAATTATATAATTTATAATTTCCATAATAACCTTAAATTTATTAAAAAATACCTACCCATGGTATTGGTGGTGATGGTATTGGTCCAGTTGGAGAAGGAACCAAACCATTATAAACACCATTTATAGTCGTTGTATGCGTTCTTAACGCTAATATCATACTTTGTATGGTAATATTGGTTGTCTTACCACTAAACGCCATTAATGATGCTTTAAGTGCAACTTCCAATGAATTTATATCACCTGGAAATACAACTACACATGGAGTTGGTATTGGCATAGGTAATATAGTTGGTGGGTGAGGTGGTAATGGTGAAAATTGTGATCCAGCCCAAAACCCTACAAACCCACTAGCTACCAATTTCATATTTAACTTTGATGTGGCTCTAGCTAATAAAAATGCACTTTCTAAATTAGATTGTAATATAGCTTTGTTATAAGTTAATAAACTATTTTGTAACATTGTAGTTGCAGATAGCATTCCTATTTCATATGCATCTGCTATTGATTTAGCTGCGTCTCTTTCATTAGATGGTCTTTTTTTTGTAAATATAATATCTAATTGAGTTTCTATCAACTTCCAATTTATAGCCATTAAACCTTAATTTTTAAATTCTTTGATTACATATGATATTATACCAGCTATAGCAGTTAACCCAAATACTATCATTTGCCAATTAGTTCTAGCCCATTTAAATACATCAATACTATCAGTAACTGTACTTATAGACAATATTGGTGGGTTTAAATTTATCAGTTCGGTTACTTGTGCTAAATAACATATAAATTCACCATCTGAACTTCTAACTGGTGATACATTCAATAAAACCCAAACTATAACTCCAGTCTTAGTTATATAACGTTTCTTCATTCTATAAGATGGAACTTCACCATCATATATACGCTTGGTCATCTCAACATCAGAATCTACATCATCTGGGTGAGTTATTGATTGGAATGTTTTTAATTGTATTTCTGCTAGATTATATTCAATTACATTCAAATATATATCATTTGCATGTAGAATTAAACCATCTTTGGATACTAATAATATCCCAACTATAGAGTTGTTCCATATACTATCAAATATATTCTCTTTCATAGATGAATCTATAACAAACAAGATAATTCCTCTATAACAACCTTAAATTCTGATGATCTAACGTTTTCATGACAACCTTTAATATCAGTACCACTACATAATTTATCAAGTACATAGTCTCTTAATTGGCATTTTAATGTACACCAATTTTCATTTTTCATATCATTGATAGTACACACATCACATTTATTAATACCATGTCTCATTCATATTACCATTTATTTATCGTTAAGACTTTTTATAGTTGCCTTAACTCTTCTAGTGGCATCTGTAAACTTTTCAGTTGCAGTTACACCTAATCCAACAACAACCAAATATAGAAACCCATCGAATATATAATCTAATATAATCATACCAAACCATAAATTACATACCCAAGTAATTATCATCACTAAAAACCCTAAAAATGTTATTAGTCTTTTAGATGATAAATCACCATCTACATCAGAGAATATCTCTCTTAAATTTTTTAATAATGCTTCTAAAAAATTCTTCACATAACTTCCTCATCTGTTATATTATATTGTTTCTTAACTTCTGATTTATATCTCTCGAAATCATCAATTATATCTTTCTTCACTTGTTCTGGATCTAATTTAGACCATTTATCTACTGTTCCATTCTCTCGTATAGTGCTAAAGTTCTCTAATGCATTCACCATACCTTGTAATTCTGTTTGTTTATCTTTAAGATAAGATATAGCATTTTGCTTAACTTTATTTTTTTCGTATTCTTCCCAATTACCATCAACTCTAATTTTAGTTTCTAGTTTGGCTACACATTTACCACACATACCCATTAAATTTCTGAATTTCTTGTCTAATCTGGTTTCATTGTATTGATTTACATTACATATTTCCATAGGACATGAATTATATTTATTTATCTCTTCTCGAATATAGTCTAACTTGGTTACTTTAGATTTATATCCATTCATCTGCTCCCATTCAATTCCATCTAACCCTACCCAAGTTTCACCTATCTTACGTTGAATATCTTTTTCATTACTACCATAACCAATTTGAACATTTACAAAATCACCACTGAGAACTCGTTTTACATCATTAAGATTATTAATTTGTACTCTTTCTTTAGACATCAAACACCTTTAAATTTACAATTTTATAAATATAAATATAAATTAAAATACTATCAATCTATTATTTAACGTTCATGTTCTATATTGTTTAATGATTCTTCCATTTTATTCAGTTGGTTTGTTAATGTAGTGTTATTAGCAGCTGCACTTTCCAAATTCATCTTTAATTCTTTAACTTCTGATTTGTTGTATATTTCTTCTAAATGTAATATACGTTCTTTTATATCATTATCTGCTAATATAAGTCTCTCATGACGCTTATCAGTTCTATCTTGTAAAGCTGTAAAATTCCAATATATAGTTGATAATGTAAATGTTGCTGACACTAACATTGAAGTCCACAATGCAATTGCACCGATGCTTATATTTATTTTTTTATTGAATTCTTCTATATTTGCCACTTTAAATCCAAATTTATGATTTGATTCTGTCTTTTTGTCCGTATATCATTTTAATTTGTCCTGTTGTATAATTTACACTTAATGTATGCTTGTAGTCAGTCATTTTACCATTAAAGTAATATGGTGTACCCCAAAACCCATTTTGATTTGCCTGTCTACCTAACAAAACATAATAAGCATTAACGGGGTTTTTACTACTCGCACCTGTTCCAATCAAAACTCCATCAACGTATGCTTTCCACGTTGTTGTGTTATCCCAATTCAATACCACGTGATGCCAATTTGTATCATTTGGAGTTGTTGTATCTATGTTATTATCATAAACCAACGCTCTAAATTTATTAGCCCCATTTAACCCTCTAATTACCAAGTAATCGTGAGTTCCTATCCAAGTATTAGATAATATTATTTGGTCAACACTTGTTACGTCACTTTTATACCATAATGAAATACAACCTTTTGAAGTTACTAAACTCGCTTGTTGTATTTGTGCATAACCACTTGTGCCGTTGAAATCATAAGCTCTATTTGTGCCTCCTAATATACCCGTTGTTTGTGTAATATTAGGTGCAGAAACAGTATAAGCATTAACACTATTATCGTTTTTATTAGCCGTTAAAGGTAGCCATACATTAGGTCTTCTCGCTATCTGCCCAAATATCATATCATATTATCCATTTTATAAACTAACATCATAATTATCTAATGCTGAGCCAGATAAGGTGTGGATTGTATTTTCTTTTGCTGTTTTGACAGGTTTTATAGTTGCATAACTACCAACAAACGTCATAAAGAATATATCCCATTCCGAATCTGTAACGTATTTTTGTGATCCACTTGCATCTGTTATAGAGGCAGTTATTATATTCCGTGTATATAATTCATTCTCTGATTTTAGTTTTCTATCTTTCTCAATCGCTTGATTCCAATCTGCAATATTCCATTTTGTATTATCATCTAATAAGAAATGTTTAGATTGATATACTATTCCTTCGTTTATTTTATTTGTATAGTTCTCTTCTAATTGTGATAATTTTTGATTTCTTATTTGTTCTACTGAAACTTCTGGTATTGTTCCGTTGAAAACATAATCATAATTCTTTTGAGAATACACTATGTCATTAAACCGTGTTAAATCGGCTTCTTCTAATAATCTATAAGTCCAGTTTCCATTTGGATATAAATTACTAACTTGATTTTCATTAAAATCTATAAATTGATTTGCTTTTCTAAAATAATATTTAGGCATTTCTAAACTCCTTTTATTCGATTGGTGATACTATGATTCTTATATCGCCATTTACATTTTTATATAAATTCCCTACTAATGTTTCTGAACCTGAAACTGGTATTTATGCTCCAAAATTATCCATTGCATTTGTTATGTCATTCGTTATAGTCATAGTTTCCGAACCTGTTGGTTGTATTTCATAATAATATAATCTATCATCTTTTATTGAGCCAGTTGATATACTATTAAAATTGAAATTACCATTACCATAAATATAAAATTTATTATATTGATCTTCTAATTCTGTTGTATCTGCACCCATTCTTACTTTTTGAGAAATCTGTTCTTGTAGTTTTTCCATTGTACCATTTAGAAGTATAATCAGCTATTATTACTGTGTTACTTAAAATTACCATTTTATTACCTTTATATTTAGTAGTAGAGATGGGATTCGAACCCATGACCTGTAGTTTATGAGACTACCGAGCTGACCCACTGCTCTACTCTGTGATTTTGTTATTCTTGACTTGGAAATATTATATTTATTTCTTCTAAAGTTTCTAAATCTTCTGCAAGTTCAATTTGATTTCTGAGGTTTGCATAAGTTCCTTTTAACACCATTAATCTCATAGAAAA